ATGAATAATTTAGTTGAAAATCTTCATGCAGATGTTTATGCAAATATAAAAAAACTAATGGATAATGCACGAACTGATGTAGCGAAGCAAGTTAATAATATATTAGTAAAAACTTATTGGGAAATAGGGAGAATTATTGTAGAAGATGAGCAAGGTCATTCAGATAGAGCTGAGTATGGGAAAACTCTACTGAAAGATTTGTCTAAAATGCTGACTAAAGAATTTGGGCGTGGATTTTCGGTTTCTAATCTACAGTTTATGAGGAGATTTTATCAAGAATATGAAATTCAACAGACACTGTCTGTTAAATTGAGTTGGTCGCATTATTGTGAGTTGTTGTCTATTGACGATATGAATAAGCGTAGTTTTTATGAGAAAGAAACGGTCAATGCAAATTGGTCTGTAAGGGAATTAAAAAGACAAATAAATACATCACTATTTGAGAGATTATTGCTATCAAGTGGAGATGAAAATAAAGAAAAAGTATTAGATTTAGCTCTAAAGGGAAACGAAATAGCTACGCCAAGTGATGTAATAAAAGATCCGTATGTATTTGAGTTTTTAGGACTACCTGAAGAAAAGCCAATGATGGAAAGTGATTTAGAAAAAGCACTTGTAACTCATATAGAAAAATTCTTATTGGAACTTGGTAAAGGCTTTATGTATGTTGGCTCACAACAAAGGGTAACACTTGGAAATACCCATTATTATGTTGATATGGTATTTTACAACAAGATACTCAGAAGCTATGTTTTGATTGAATTAAAAACAGGAAAGCTAATGCCAGAAGCAGTAGGACAGCTTAATATGTATCTTAACTACTATAAAGCAGAAGTTAATGACGAAATGGATAATGAACCTATTGGAATTATCCTTTGTGCGAACAAGGATAGCATACAGGCAGAATATGCACTTGGTAGCTTATCTAACCAGATATTTGCTTCTAAGTATACGCTATACATTCCAGACAGAGAACAATTAGAAGAACAGGTAGAAAGAGTAGTAAAAAAGTACAAGAAAAAATAATAGTAAAAATTACAGAAATATTTTAGAGAAGTAAAAGCAAAGGTGCCGATACTTCTCTTTTTATTTGAAGAAAGGTAGGAATAAATGGCAGATAAAAGAATGTTTTCATTGAAGATAGTGGATAGCGATTTATTTTTAGATATGCCACTAAGTAGCCAATGCCTATATTTTCATTTATCAATGAGGGCAGATGATGACGGCTTTGTGGATAATCCAAAGAAGATAATAAAGATCATAGGAGCAAATGACGATGATTTAAAAATCTTAATTACAAAAGGCTTTGTAATTGTCTTTGAAAGAGGAATTATAGTCATTACCCATTGGAAGATAAATAACTATATCCGAAATGATAGACGAAAAGAAACTTTGTATATCAAAGAAAAAGAATTCTTATCAGAAACAGAGAATGGAGCGTATATAAAGCTTGAAAATCTTGGTATGCCAAATGACAACCACTTGTCAACTAAAAGTCAACCAACTGACAACCAAGTGTCCGTCAATTGTCCGCATAGTATAGATAAGGGTAGATTAGATAAGATTAGTATAGATAAGGGGAGAGGAGAACAAGAAAACCAATCAGCCCCCTTTTCTTTTTACGGAGAATATCAAAATGTTCGATTAACTGACGAAGAATACCATAAGCTAAAGGATAAGCTTCAAGGTCATACCGATACCATGATTGAAAAGCTATCAAGGTATCTTAAAAGTAAAGGAACAGATTATAAAGACCACTATGTAACCATTCTTAATTGGTATGAACAGGATAAAGAAAAACTAACACAGAAAAACACTCAAAATGGAAGTTCTAAAACCTACTCAACCAACTATGAAGATAGCGATAGCCTATAAACATCATATAACAAGGTGGAAAGGTGTTTTTAGAGCATTAAAGCTAAAATAGGTATCAGAATACACCAAAGATAAAAAAACCTTAAAACGCATTTCACTAATTAACAGGGAAAAGGAGAATTAAAGTTATGAATAACAAAGAAAATCAAAATATGGTAACTACAAAAATACGAGGTACAGATTTTACCTACAACAAAGATACTCAGCATGAAAAGGACGGACATATCTATTGCAAGGCTTGTAATGAAATAATAGATGGCAAAGTAATTCAGATGTTGGATAAGCCTATGATTATCAGAACAACTTGTAAATGTGATAGAGATAGACAGGAACGAGAAAAACAAAGAGAAAAGCAAATAGAACAGGATAGGTTAAGACAAAACTGCTTTATATCCAAAAATCAAAAAGCATATACCTTTGAAAATGCTGATGAAGATACCGATAAAGAAATCATCAAAAAAGCTAAAAACTATGTAAAGCATTTTGAAGAAATGAGAAAGGACAATGTAGGCTTGCTTTTATATGGAAATGTAGGAAGTGGTAAGACCTATATAGCTTGTGCTATTTCCAATGCCATAATCACAGAGTATTCTTATACAGTTAAGATGAGAAATTTCGCACAGATACTAAATGACTTACAAAAAGGTGGCTTTAACCTTGATAGAAACGAATATATTGAGCAAATAACAAATCCAACCTTACTAATTCTTGATGATTTTGGGATAGAGAGAAATACAGAATATGCCTTAGAGCAAATCTACAATGTGATAAATGCAAGATACCTAAAGGCAAGACCGACCATTATAACTACAAACCTTAATTTTAAGGATATAGAGAAAGAACAGGAAGATATAATGCTTGGGAGGATTTATTCAAGGATAATAGAGATGTGTTTACCCCTTAGAGTTATAGGAGTGGACAGAAGAAAAATACAAAGTAAAGAAAAGCTGAAGAAAGCACAAAACTTAATAGATGAGTAGAGGCGATTAGAAAAGTAAAAAATTCTAATCGCTTTTTTAATTGCAAGGAAAGGAGCAATCGATGAAAAAAGAAAAGACAAAATATATTGTAAAACGAAACTATACAACACAAAGAACAGGAGCAGAAGCGTTTATCAAGCTGATTAAAAAAGACAACAACATTGAATATACACAATATAATATTGATAAAGATAAGAAAGTGTGCTATACTAAAGACAGTTTTAGAGAGGGTTGTGTCATTCCTAAAAATCCAAAGGAGGAATAGGAAATGATACAAACAAATTCAAATCACTTTTTATATCGGACTGCAATTTATTGCAGACTGTCTAAAGATGATGAGCAGAAAGGAGAGAGTGCTAGCATACAAAACCAAAGGGATATGCTTGAACATTATGTCAAGGCAAGAGGTTGGAATATAGCTGATGTATATGTCGATGACGGATACACAGGCTTAAATACGAACCGCCCCTCATTTCAAAGACTGATAAAAGATGTTGAGGAAAGAAAAATTGATATAGTCATTACTAAAGACTTATCAAGACTTGGAAGAAACTATCTTCAGACAGGATATTATACCGAGAATTTCTTTCCAAAAAACGGAGTGAGATATATCGCAGTCAATGACGGAGTGGATACCTTACAGGACAATAATGAGATAGTACCCTTTAAGAATGTACTAAATGAGTTTTATTCAAGAGATGTTTCAAAGAAGATGAAATCGGCATATCTTACAAGAGCAAGACAAGGTAAATTTACAGGCTGCCTTGCACCATTCGGATATATGAAAAATCCTGATGATACTTACTCTCTTATGGTAGATGAAGAAACTTCGTGGATAGTGGAAAAGATTTATGACCTTGCTATCAGTGGATATGGAGTACAGGCAATAAGGCGAATACTCTTTGATGAAAAAATTCCTACACCTACTTGGTGGAACAGGAAAAAGGGACTTAGAAATGTTTTTACCAAATTAGAAAAAACCGTAAAAGACGGCGAGTATTGGTGGGATTGTACAACAATCAAGGAGATAATTGAAAATCCTGTTTATCTTGGACACACGGCAAGTCAGAAAGCAAACTATCAATTCAAAATCGGTTGGCTATCAGACAAACCAAAAGATGATTGGATAGTTGTAGAAAATACCCACGAACCTATCGTTTCAGAAGATACCTACAAAATGGCAAATGAAAAGATAGAAAGTAGGAAGCGACCTTTTAAGACAGGAGAAGAAAGTATCTTCGCAGGACTTGTCAAATGCCCTGATTGTGGGAAAGCCTTAAATCTTGGAAGAAACAACTCAAAGAAAAAAGAGAAAATACTCACTTGTAACACTTATCGCAGATACGGAAAAAACTTGTGTACTCAGCATAGGATATACTTTGATACTCTTTATGAAATCGTACTTGCAGATATTAGAAAGAATGCAGACTTCGCTTTAAAAGATGAAAAGGAAGTCTTAAAGGCTCTTGAAAAATCAAGAGATACAGAAAATGAAGAAGAACAAATCTATATCGCAAAGAAGATTGAAGAAGATAGTAAAAGAGTGGCAGAGCTTGGTAACAAGATTGAGAAACTCTATGATGATTGGATAAATAAGAAAATCAGCGAGAGCAATTTCCAAAGAATACTTGAAAAATCTCAAGATGAGCAAGAGCTTTTAACAAAGCGAATTGAGGAAATGGAAAGAAAAGTTGTTACAAGTAGAGTAGATGAAAATGGTGTCTATAAATGGATAGAACTCATCAAGAAACACAAGAATATTAAGAAGCTGGACAAAGAAACCTTAAATGAACTCATCTCAAAAATCTATGTTCACGAAAAGGAAGTAGTGGACGGAGAAATCACCCAAATAATAGAAATACATTACAATTTCATAGGAAATACAGACAGCTTACAGGTCAGCTACAATCTCTAATTAGCCATAAAGCAGCTTATGGCTGGTGGGGGAATTGTACTAATCGGTATTAAATTAATTCCACTACTTGCAAATGCTTTAAATTAGGAGAAAGTCTATGTTTGGTATCTTTGACAAGCTAACTGAATTTTTTAAGGATATGCTACTCGGAGGTATCAAAGCAAATCTTGAGTCCATGTTCTTAGATATAAATGACAAGGTAGGAGTTATTGCAACTGATGTTGGGAAGACACCAATGGGTTGGAATGGAGAAGTATATAACTTCATAAAAAACATTAATGATAATGTGATTGTTCCAATAGCAGGTCTTATCATAACAGCAGTTTTATGTATTGAGCTCATAAATATGGTTATGCAAAAGAATAATATGCACGATGTTGTATTCTATAAGAGAAGTTATTCCAATATAGAATAACCTCAAATATAAAATACAAATTATCAAGCCTATTTACGATTGTTACAACCAAATAAATGAATTAGAAATATTGGAACTACTTTTTTCTTTTCCTAAAGTTAATACCTGAGTTTTTAATGATAGGAGATTTCTTGAATAGTCTCCTTAAAAATTCCTTTTCATCTTCAGATAACCTTTTATACTTTAGTTGAAAGGAATTACAGAAAATTTCAATGAACTTGTCTATATTGTTCCCTGAAGAAACCATGATTTGACGAATTTTTTGCAATGATAAAGTATCATCATCTTCAGGAATACTATCAATATCCTGTTCATGTTTTTTACGAATATCTTTTAGAATAGTATCCCATGTTTTATGAGTAATATGACAAAAGAAATCTTCTTCACCCACTTGAGCAGCCGATAGAGTCCTTAAAGTATGGTCACTATCAATATTGGGATGTTGACTAATGATTTCAGCCCTGACAGTTTCAAGAGAAGAATTTAAGTCATTAAATCGCTTAGTAGCAACACCATCAACAAAAATTTCCGTATTAGCCATAAGCTCCCTAAACTTATCATGTGTAGCAATTTCACAAAGTAAACGATTATTTATAGAACTACTTAGCAATAAATCAATCATATTATCACTCAAGTGTAGATTAGTTAAATCTGTATTTGGGTGATTTTTATTTTCCGTAAGGCAAAGCAAATAGTCGGTAGAAACATTATAAAACTGTGCAAGTGTAACTAAATTACCATGATTGATTTCTTTATAGTCATCATTTTCATAGTTACCTAAAGCAGATTTTGAAATACCTGTTAGCTTAGCTAATTCCTCTAAATTCAAATTATGAGCAACTCTTAAATCTTTTAAGCGTTCCTGTAAGGTTATTTTACACTTCATGACAGATAACCTCCTTAATACAAAATATTCTTAATAAATATTATATCATACTAAGTCCACAATCGTGGAAAAATGGGAGCGAAAACGGATATTCCAAGATTTAGGACATACGGGAAGAATAGCAAAAATACAATATCATACAGACATAAAGAAAATTGTTCTTTTACAATTGAATGAGCGGTCTGTAAGGATATGTATCTATGGGGAAGTAGGCGATGACTTTATATGTAGTAGAAAAGAGCCCGTCAAGTAGAACGAAACGTCGCTGTGAGATTCAGGGGCAGGAACTATATCAGGTGTAACCGACAAAAATTAGAATCAGATAACAAAAACTATTGACAAATAAAAATAATTATGGTGTCATTGTCTTAACCAAAAAGAAAGGTTTAAAAACAAGAGTGAAAAATAGGATTAAGGAGTTGAGAAAACCATTGGGTTTATCTCAACATAGATTAGGAAAAAGGTCAGGAGTAACAAGAATAACAATAAATAGGATAGAAACAGAAAATACAGTGCCTACATTAAAGGTGGCAAATGATATTGCAAATACTTTGGGTGTGTGTATATATCAAGTATTTGATTTAGATGGCACAGGACGTTATAAATGTTTAAATTGTAATTGTGATAATAATTAGCAAATTTCATTGCTAATTTATGTTATATCTTAAAATAAAGGGAGGTTTAAGTATGAGTAATTATATGAATCCTCAAAGGTATAGAAACGGAGATTGATTAGTTTTTGAGTTGATTTGGTAATTTGAAAAAAGTTGTATTTAAAATTAGGAGGATTATTATGAAACTTAAAAATAAAATTATCAGCAGTTTATTATTATCGAGTGTTTTAATTACTCCAATTGCGGCGTATGCAGCTAGTGAGAGTCTTGATGGTGGAAGTGGTTCTTGGTATGGTGGAATAGATAATCATGTTTTATATTCCAAAGTATGGGATCATAAAGCGGATGGAAGAAGATATCATGCAACTGTTTGGGTAAAGGATGATAATGGAGACAGAGATGAAGTGACAGGAACAACTAATGGTATTGATGCAGATGGTGAAGTAATAGTTACCAAAAGTGCATCTTATGATCACTTTTTTACTCCTAATAAGGCTGGTTATAAGGATTACGCTGTTATAACAAATCGTAGTATGGATTATAATGAAATGAGTACTGCACCTACTCCTGTTGAACTTGAAGTTGATTTGTGGGATGAGTTACAATAGTATTGAATTGTAATAACATGGGGAGTGAGAATTCTCACTCCCTTATTTTTATTATTGATGGTGATTAGTATGAAAAAATTATTTACATTGACCGGTGTTTTTGCAGGAATATACTTAGTATTTTTATTTATACTTTTTTCAAGTTCTCTGATTTTCCCTAATACTCAGGGACAGTTGTATGACTGTACGTTAGAAAAAACAATTACTGCAAAAGAATTAAGTGACATATCGAACAAATATAAAATTACAACATTTACAACTGAATATAAAAACACTAGTTTTTTTGAAAAAGACATAACCTTTAATTTTTTTAATAATTCAGATGTCAACAATATTAGATATGGATTGCAAAAAAAAATAATTAGAGCTAATAAAATCCTGTACGAAGAAAATTCAAATGAGGAACTAAAAATACAAAGATTTTGGGCTATAAATAATAATGAAGCTAATTTTAAATTATTTTCTGAAGATTTAAAAGAATATGTTTTACAAAAAGAGGAATTTGAAAGTCATAGAATGAATTTCTCGATTGTTTTTGCGGAAAAAAATATAGAGTTTTTTATATGTGTAATAATGTTTTTGATTTTTTGCGTAAGCATATATTATATATTGCGAAGCAAAGAAATTGCCATATTGAAATTAAATGGATATAATATTTTTGTTATCTCCATGAAGATTTTAGCAAAAGCAGTGCAACAGATTACGATAGGGTATACCATAATAGGATTGGCTTTTATTGTTTATTTAAATTTGCTTGACGGTACTCTGATTGGTGATTTTTTAAGACTTTATATGTATATATTTATATGCTTATTTGTGGCAATGTTAGTTATATGCATAATCGGTGCGGTCTTTATTAAAATATTAAAAATAATACCTGCCTTAAAAAACAATAAAAACAATAAAATTCTTATTATTTTAGTAGTGGCGTTTAAGGTGGCTATAACGGGTATATTTATATTTTCTGCTACTCACTTATGTAATGACTATTTAGACTATAAATTAACCACTGAGGGTTATGAAAGTATAGAAAGTAAAAATTTCAATTATATAAAAACATCAAAAACACCAGACGGAAATCTAATGGAAAATATATTGATTGCTATGGAAAAGAGCAACTTAGAAGATATTTATGATTATTCTAATCCAAGCTATAGTTTAAATGGACATGAGGTATTTAATAACATTAAAAAAAGAGAAGAGATGATTACGAATCCACCTGTGATTAGAATGTCTCATAATATGCTAAAATATGTAAAGATATATTCAGAGGATAATTCTGTTATTGATGTAAACTCTTTTGATAATAGAAAAACAATCATATTACTACCTAATAACTTGAGAAATAGAGCAAACGAAATACTAAAAAAATACGATGATATATCAAATTCAAAAGTTATATATATAAAAGACAAACAAGAACATTTTAATTTTTTAAGACCTAACGAAAAAGTTTATAATGCTATTTATTTATTGAAACCTATAGAAAGAAGTATTTATTTTAATAATGGTAGAGTTGTTTTTGGTAAAGAATCAACAGTTAAAATGGAAAAATATTTACTGAAAATAGGTGCAGATAAAGGAACGGTACAACTTATTAACTTGGAGTCTGAACACAAAAAAATGTTAGATTATATGCAGTTAAAGTTGATAGATAATATTCAGTTGTTTTTTATAAATACATTATCGTTTTTCTTAGCAATTATTGCAGTTGGTATTGTTTACTGCGAGTTTAGAAAAAAAGAGATTGCGATAATGAAAGTATCATCACAAAAACCGCTTAGGGTAATTTCTGTATTATGTAGTGTAAATGTAGCAATTACAACGGTAATAAGTTTGATTTTGAATCCGTTATTATGCACTGTTTGTGGATTGGAAATTGTAATATATATTCTAATCGTTTATTTATATTATTCGAGAAAAGCTGTAAGCGTTTTGAAAGGTGAATAATTTTCACAAGGAGGATTTTATGATTGAGCTTAAAAAAGTATCCAAATCATATGGAGATAAAGTATTATTTAATAATTTTAATTGCAATGTTAAAAAAGGAGAGTTTGTAGGTATTAAAGGTTGCTCAGGTAGTGGTAAATCAACTCTTTTAAATATAATAGGCTTGTTAGAAAACTGTGATAGTGGAGATATTATAATAGATGGTGATAAAGTAGATTATAAAGATAAAAAAAAGGTAAAAAAATTATTAAAAACACATATGGGTTATCTATTTCAAAATTTTGCGTTAATAGATGACTTTACAGTTTTGGAGAATTTATCAATAGGAATTAGTGGTAATAAGAACGAAAAAATCAATAAGATAAAAAAAGTTCTTGGGGATCTAAATTTAGATGTTGATTTAAATAAGAAAATATTCAAACTTTCTGGAGGTGAGCAACAGAGAATTGCAATAGCAAGACTTATATTACAAAATAAGTCTATAATATTAGCGGATGAACCAACTGCATCGGTTGATCCACAGAACAGGGATATAATTTTAGATATATTAAAAAAATTAAATAAAGAAGGAAAAACGATTATTTTAGTTTCACATGATGACTATGTGATAGAACATACAGATAGAGTTATATTCTTATAAATTATATTATAAAAGGACTATGGTAAAATACTTTAGTCCTTTTATAATATTTTAGATTTAGTAACTCGGATTGGAGAGTAAAACTTCCAACCTGAGTTGATTGAAAAATAGAAACGGAGAAAATAAATATGAAAGAATTAGAAAATGTAATGATTAAATTAGAAAAAGTTACAAAGAAAAAAGAGCAGATGGACAATCAAATTAAGCTATTGAAACAGAAAGAAAAGAAGCTTAAAAGAAGTGCAGAAACAAAAAGAAAAGTAAGGAAAGGTGGAGTGTTTGAAGCCTTTGAAAGAGAAATTACAGGTATGCAGGAAGAAACAAATAATGATTTGATCTATGACTTTTTAGACTATATCCTATCAGATAATAGGAATAGAGAAAAACTAAAGGAACTTACAGAAATTTATCTTAGAGACAGAGAAATTCCTGTAGAAGAAATTGAAAATCTTGATGATGAAAATGATAGCTTAGATAATCTAAAAGACGAAAACTTAGATGAAGATTTGGAAGCTGGCTTTTTAGAAAGTTAAGATTAAAAAATAAAGAATAGATAGGTGGCTTTTATGAAAACTAAATGTAAAAATTGATGTAGCAAAGTGGAGAGATTTTTAACACTTTGCTTTTTTATTGATTTTTAATCAAGAAAAAACAAAGTTCACAGGGGTTAAGGGGGAGTAGCCCACTTGAACAAATAAAAATGCTTTAGCGTTTTTGTTTCCTTAGCGGAGCGAATAGCTTTCTACAAGAACGCAAATCACCGAATGTAGTCGGTGTATCTTTGCGCCCTTTGAAAAAGGGAGTAAAGATACTTACTACCATAAAGATTATAAAATATTGAAATTTAATATAGGATAAAGATAAGCAGATAGAAAAATTACTAAAGAAAATCTATCTGCTTTTCTTATGTTGAAGAATAAAAAATAAAAAATGAAAGGAGCGAAAAATAATGGAGATAAAAAGTCTGCATACTCGTGTAGACATAGTATCAAGATCAAAGGGAGCAAGTGTAATAGCAAAAGCAGCATATAATGCAAGGGATAAATTAAAAGATGAATACTATGGAAAAACCCATGACTATTCAAAAAAAGAAGATCTTGTATTTTCAAAAATATTTCTACCAGAACATATACCAAAAGAATTTTCCAACAGAGAGTACCTGTGGAATAGTGTTGAAAAAATAGAGAAAAATAAAAACTCTCAACTTGCAAGAAATCTACTCTTTACAATTCCAAGAGAATTAAATGAACAGGAGAGAATAAAACTTATCAGTGAATTTATTGAAGAAAACTTTACCTCTAAAGGTATGATAGCAGATTGTAATATTCATAATCCTATGGCAAGCGATAATGAAGAACAGCCACACGCCCATATCCTACTTACCCTTAGAGAAATTGACGAACAAGGAAAATGGAAACCTAAAAGCAGAAAAGAATATATCCTTGATGAAAATGGAGAAAAGATAAAGCTAAAAAGCGGTAACTACAAAGCAAGAAAAGTAAACTTAAATGATTGGAATGAACCTGACAAAGCAAAAGAATGGAGAGAAAACTTTTCAAAGAAAGCAAATGAGTATTTAGAAAAAAATAATATAGATAAAAGAATTGATCCACGCACTTTTGAAGAACAAGGTAGAGAAGAACTGCCACAAGTTCATTTAGGGACAGCAAGCTATCAAATGGAGAAAAAAGGTATACAGACAGAAAGAGGAAATCATAACAGAAAAATCATAGCCTTAAATAAAGAGTTCAAAAAATTAAAAGAAGAAATTGCAGAAATAAGCAGTTGGATTTTAAGTTTGATAAATATGGTAAAAGGACTGTTGAAAGGATTTTCTAAAGAAAAACAAGAAGAATATAACCTAACTCCAGACCTTTTTGATGTTTATTCCTATCTTGAAACCTACTATAAAATTCAAAAGGAACTTTCTAAAAATCTAAGTTATGACAGTAGAATGAGAAAAGAACATTTTGACTCTAAAAAATATGTTAATGCCCTATCCTATATGAGCAGCAATAACCTAAAGACAATCATAGATATACAGTGTAAAAAAGATGAAGTATTGACAAAGCTAAAAGAAAATAAGGAAAGCATAGCCGACTGTAATAAGCAAATTAAGAACATAGAAACTATAATCAAACAGGCTAAAATAATGAGAGAACATAAAACTGTCTATGATAGATACAAAGGAGCTGGTAATTCTATCTTCAGTAAAATAGCAGGAACAAGTAAAGAAGAATATTACAATTCCCATAAAGAAGAAATTGATAAATATATTAGAGCAAAATCTATTCTAAAAAAATTAAGTGGAAGTGAAAAGATAGAAACAAAGAAATGGGAGAAAGAAAAAAGAGAGTTGCAGACAGATATAAATCATCTCACTTTTAACCAAAAATTTATAAAAGAGGAAATTACTCAAATAAACCATATCAAATATGTAGTAGGAGAAGTAAATAAAGACTTTGGAATAGTTATAAATATTGAGATAGAAATAGCCTATAAAAAAGCTATTGCAAGAGGAGAAAAACCAAGTGTAAAAATGGCATTAGAAGAATTTCAAAGGCAGATTAAAAAAGAGGATAGGCAAAAAGCATGGGCAAAGAAGTATTACAAGAATAAAGACCATATTCATAAGGAAACTGAAAGATAGAAAAGAGCCTTTATTTTTGGTATAATTATGTCAATTAAAATAAAACTTTGATGATAAAATGAGCTTATTTGCTATAAGCTGTTTATGATAAAAAATTAAAACTCGTACCGCTGGTGCGAGAATTGAGATAAAAAAGCGATTGGAGTTGTAAGAATGGATAAAAAAGATTTAGCTATCATAGGAGATAGTGAATATAAAAAATTACTTTTAGATTTAAAGGAAAAAGTTAGACGCAGTCAATTAAAAGCAGCAGTAAAAGTTAATTATGAGTTACTCGATTTGTATTGGAACTTGGGGAAAGAAATTGTTGAAAAACAAAAGCAATATTCTTGGGGTGATAGTTTTCTAAAATTATTGAGTAGTGATTTAAGAAAAGAATTTCCAGACATGAGAGGATTTTCAGCCGTAAACTTAAAACACATAAGATATTGGTATAACTTTTATAATGATTACCTAATTGGGTTACGAGCTGTAACCCAATTATCGGATATTGAAAGAAGGATAAAAAGTATTCCTTGGGGACATAATCAAAGGATTATGTATAAGTGTAAAGATGTCAAAGAGGCTTTGTTTTATATAGATAAGACTATTGAAAATGGGTGGAGCAGGACGGTTTTGGAACATCAGATTGATGGAGATTTATATAAAAGGGTTGGGAATGCAGTTACTAATTTTGACAATAGATTACCGGCTGTCCAATCTGAATTAGCTAAGCAAACAATAAAAGATCCATACAACTTTGATTTTCTAACAATAAGGGATAAATATGATGAAAGAGAGTTGGAAGAGGCATTAGTAAATCAAATAACTTCTTTTCTTTTGGAACTTGGTACAGGATTTTCTTACATGGGTAGGCAAGTTCATATCAAGGTTGGAGAAAGTGATTTTTATATAGATTTACTTTTCTATCATGTTAAACTACACTCCTATGTTGTAGTAGAATTAAAGACAGAGAAATTTAAGCCGGAATTTGTAGGACAACTCAATTTTTATGTAACAGCTGTAAATAAGAATATGAAATCAAATAGTGATAATCAAACCATAGGAATACTAATTTGCAGAGATAAAGATAATGTAGTCGCTGAATATTCGCTTGAAAATATCTCACAGCCAATAGGAATAAGTAAGTATGAAATTAGCAAACTACTTGAGCAGGAATATAAAAGCAGCTTACCATCTATTGAAGAAATAGAAGAGTCTATAAAAGAATTAGATTCAGAAAAATAAAAAATGAAAATGGCAAATAGTTATTAAATAAATAGCCATATACACTTACAAAGGGCGGTAGAAGTAAAATCTATCGTCTTTTTTATTTGAAGGAAGGACGAAAATATAAGTAAAAACAAAAGATTATTACAGGAATAAGGAAAGATGAAATCCTAAAATAGGACAACATAAAAAACAAAAGCTGATGGAACAAATCGTTCGGTCAGATAAATAAGCTGACGCACTGTTTCAGAGCATAAGGCTGCGTACCCATTTTGAGAACGCAGATAGAAAGATGAGTCCTCGTTTTAGGGACGCATATAGCCTGTGTCATGTTTCATGATGGCAGTTTTATAAGGATGCCCTGTTTTGGGGCGTGCTAACTATAAAGGGTGTCGTAAATCACGACTTCCTTAAAAACTAAGAGGGGGTAACGATTTGTTACACCCTTTTTTAGAAGAAAAGAGAGGAGAAAAAATGGCAGATAAAAGAATGTTTTCACTAAAGATAGTGGATAGTGACTTATTTTTGGATATGCCACTAAGTAGTCAGTGCCTATATTTTCATCTATCAATGAGGGCAGATGATGACGGATTTGTGGATAATCCTAAGAAGATAATAAAAATTATAGGAGCAAATGAAGATGACTTAAAAATCCTAATTACAAAGGGATTTGTAATTGTCTTTGAGAGAGGAATTATAGTCATTACTCATTGGAAGATAAATAACTACATCAGAAATGACAGACGAAAAGAAACTATGTATATTACGGAAAAACAAAGTTTAACACAAACAGAAAACGGAGCATATATAAGGCTTGAAAATCTTGGTATACCAAATGAAAACCAAGTGTCAACCGTTTGTCCGCATAGTATAGGTAAGGGTAGATTAGATAAGGTTAGTATAGATAAGGGGAGCATAGAACAGGCTAGCCCCTTTTCTCTTTACGGAGAATATAAAAATATTCGATTAACTGATGAGGAATACCAAAAGCTAAAGGATAGGCTAAAAGGACATACCGATACGATGATTGAAAAATTATCAAGATATATCAAAGGTTCAGGAAAAGACTACAAAGACCACTATGTAACAATCCTTAATTGGTATGAACAGGACAAAGAGAAACTAACACAGAAAAATATTCAAAATAAAAGTTCTAAAACCTATTCAACCAACTATGAGGACAGCGACAGCCTATAAATATCATATAACAAGGTGGAAAGGTGTTTTTAGAGTATTAAAGCTGAAAGAGGTATCAGAGTATACCCAATATAAAAAATAAGCCTTAAAACGCATTCCACCACTTAAATAAGAACAAGGAGGATGAAAGCTATGAATAACAAAGATACTCAAAATATGATAACTACAAAAATACAAGGTACAGATTTTACCTACAACAAAGAAACTCACTATGAAAAAGACGGACATATCTATTGTAAGACTTGTAATGAAAGAATAGACGGAAAGCCTATTCCAATGTTAGATAAAAAGCTAATGATAATTAGAAATGCTTGTAAATGTGATAGAGATAGAGCAGAGCAAGAAAAATTAAGAGAAAAGCAGATTGAACAGGATAGACTTAGAAAAAACTGCTTTATATCCAAAAATCAAATAGCCTATACCTTTGAAAATGCTGATGAAGATACCGACAAAGAAATCATCAAAAAAACTAAAAACTATGTAAAGCATTTTGAAGAAATGAGAAAGGACAATGTAGGTTTACTCTTATATGGAAATGTAGGAAGTGGTAAGACCTATCTTGCTTGTTCAATAGCAAATGCCATAATCACAGAGTATTCCTATACTGTTAAAATGATAAACTTTGCACAGATACTAAATGATTTACAAAAAGGTGGCTTTAACCTTGATAGAAATGAATATATAGAGCAAATAACAAATCCTACTCTACTAATCCTTGATGATTTTGGAATAGAAAGGAATACAGAATACGCCTTAGAGCAAATCTACAATGTGATAAATGCAAGATACCTAAAGGCAAGACTGACCATTATAACTACAAACCTAAATTTCAAAGACATAGAGAAAGAACAGGAAGATATAATGCTTGGCAGGATTTATTCAAGGATAATAGAAATGTGCTTACCTCTTAGGGTAATAGGACTTGATAGGAGAAAAATACAAAGTAAAGAAAAGCTGAAGAAAGCACAAAACTTAATAGACGAGTAAAGGCGATTGAAAAAGTAGAAATTCTAATCGCTTTTTTTATTTTACAGGAAGGAGAATTTATGAATACCATACAAACAGAAAACACAGACAATAAAAAAACTAAAGTAATTCAAAAAGAAATTGGAAATACAAAATACACTGTAAATATCTTTTGTAAGAAAAATGGAAAAGAGCTGAAAGATAAGATGAAATCAATCATTAAGCAGGAAGTTATAAAAAATAGCGACAATTAATGGTGGAAAAAATTATGAAAAAGGAGTATAATACAAATATCGTAGGTAGGCTTGATAGACAGGAGGAAAATATGTCTATTCAAGCTAACAGAAAAACAGCTCTTTATTGTCGTTTATCAAGAGATGATGAACTTCAAGGAGAAAGCAATTCCATTACAAATCAAAAGAAGATTTTAAGCCAGTTTGCCAAGCAGAGTGGCTTTTTTCAGTGTGAATTTTTCATTGATGACGGCTACTCAGGAACAAATTTTGACAGACCTGAATTTCAAAATATGATAACAAGGGTTGCAAATGGAGAAATAGGAACAGTAATTGTAAAAGACTTGTCCAGATTTGGAAGAAATCATCTTCATGTAGGGATCTATACAACAGAATTTTTTCCGAAGTATAATGTAAGATTTATTGCCATAAATGATAATGTAGATACCTTTACTACCGATATGGAAACAGATATAAGTATTCCAATCAAAAATATTATTAATGAAATCTATGCAGTAGATACCAGTAGAAAAATTAAGGCAGTATATAGGGCAAAGGGACTTGAGGGAAAGCATACAGGAAGCCATGCCATATATGGATATAAAAAAGACCCTGATAACAAGGATAAGTGGATTATTGATGAAGAAGCTGCAAAAGTTGTAAAGAGGATTTACTCTTTAGTTGTAAGTGGACTTGGACCCTATCAGATAGCAGATTTATTATACAAAGAGAAAGTCTATTCTCCATCGTACTATATGGCTATGAATGGCTATGGGAATCGTATCAATAAGGAATTTGACACACCATATCGTTGGTGGGGAACAAGTATTTCGTGTATTGTAAGACGTGAAGAATACTTAGGTCATACTGTAAACTTTAAGACCATCAAGCCAAGCTTTAAGGATAAGAGAAGGTACACCAATAAAAAAGAAAATTGGGCTATTTTTGAAAATACTCATGAAGCGATTATTGACAAAGAAACATGGGAAATTGCCAATTCCCTTTTGAAAACGACAAGAAGGCAGTCGAGAGAGGGAACGGTAAATCCACTAACAGGCAAGCTGTTTTGTGGAGATTGTGGAGAAAAACTATATAATTCAAGAGGGATAAATAGAAAGGGTACAGGACATTACAAAGAAGATGTCAGGTATGATAATTATATATGCTCAACCTATCAGAAACATAGAAATGAATGCTCTGCACATTACATTCGTACAGAAGTTGTTAGAGAGCTTATTTTAGAAGCATTAAAAGATATTAGTAAATACATTGAGGATAATGAGGAAGAATTTAAAAATATCGTTATATCTGCAAGACTTGAAGAAAGAGAGAAAAGTCAAAAGGAAAATATAAAGAAATTAAACGCTGATAAGAATAGATTAGCTGTAATAGATAGGTTATTTGTAAAATTGTATGAGGATAATGCAAGTGGCAGAATAAACGATGAAACCTTTAATAAGATAGCTATCCAGTATACTGATGAACAAAAGATCTTAAATAGTGAAATATTTGAGCTTGAGGAAGTAACAGGAAAGCTACAATCTGTTAGTGATAATACAGAGCAGTTTATTAAGACCATTAAGAACTTTACTGATTTTTCCATACTCACAACCTCAATGATAAATCAATTGATAGATAAAATTGTGATATATCAAAAGGAGAAACTTAAAAGATATAAGTTTACTCAAAGGATAGATATTTACTTTAACTTTATCGGTAAGTTTGAAATAGAAAAGGATGATGAAATAAAGGAAGATACCTATATAGAGGAAAAAGAAGATAAAAAGTATATTCACAAAGACAGCAGATTTTCACCGATAACAGAATATCTGAAAGGGCAAGACAGAGAAATAGAGCTTGATTTTTCAAAGGTGGAAGAACTTATAGGCAGAAAACTTTGCAAATCAGCAAGAACCTATCCAAGCTATTGGTATGCAAGTGAAGATAGACCTATGGGAAATTCTATTTATAATGCAGGATATGATATTGTAAAGTTAGATGTAAAAAAAGAAACAATAAGGCTTATAAACTACGACAAGTAAAATATAGATGAGATTAGAGGTAACTACTAAAAATGGTGGTTACCTCTTTTTTTATTTGTAAATATTTGAAAAACTTTGTTGACAAATATCAACCGATACAGATACTTTTGAGTTTTTCAAATACATTATAAAGATGTTTATAGCAGTCTACCTTGCAAGCCATGCCTTTGAATTTTCAATGGCAGTCTTTGATGTGGCACAAAATCTTGTAAACAAAGCGGCAGGGGTAATCACTACTTCTGCCACTGTTTCAGGAGATCAGATAGTTGCAATGGTTGATGCATTAAAAGAAAAAGAAATAGGTGAGCTTTTAATGATACTAGTTGAAACGAGCCTTGTAAGGATTGCAATTCAAGGAATATCACTAGTTATAACATTAATAGTATATGGGCGTATGTTTGAAATATATGTCTACTCATCAGTATCATCCATACCATTTGCGACTATGGGAAATAAAGAATGGGGTCAGATTGGAACAAATTATATCAAGGGACTTTTTGCCTTGGGACTACAAGGTTTGTTTTTGATGGTATGTTTAGGTATCTACACCGTTTTAATAAGAACGGTACAGATTACAGATATTCACGCAAGCTTGTTTAGTATATTAGGATATGCTCTACTACTTGGACTTATGATGTTTAAGAGTGGAACAGTTGCAAAAAGTATTATGAATACGCACTAGGAGGAATAAATGTTAAAAAAGAAAAATTGTGCTTTATTAGGACTTGGAATTTTATTGGGAGGAACTTATGAAATTTTAAAAGAGAAAAAAAGAAATGAAGAGATTAGAAACTTAAAGAGGAGAATAAATATACTCGGAAGATGTCACAATGAATTTGTTATGTATCAAGGAGCATACAATGACAGAAATGAAGAAAAACAAGAAGAATTAGAAGAAAGAATTAGCTACCTAGAAGAAGAAACAATATCTAATTATGACCATATACTTGAACTTTCCAAAGAAGAAGTAGAGGGAGATTAAAATGGCATATGTACCAATACCAAAAGATTTGGACAAGATTAAAACAAAGGTTGCCTTTAACTTAACTAAAAGACAACTTATAGGTTTTTCTGTGGCAGGACTAATTGGCATACCGACTTATTTATTTATGAAAAAATATCTACCTAATGATGTTTCAATCATTGTAATGCTAATAGTAACTCTGCCAATCTTTTTTATAACCTTATATGAAAAAGATACCTTAACTTTTGAAAAATATTTTAAATTTTTCTATCTTCATAAGTTTTATCAACCAACTAAGAGAATAAGAAAGGAGGCATACCTTGAAGCAAAGAAAAAAGCAAATCAGCGACTTAAATCTAAGGGAAAAACAATTAAAAAAAGACAGAAAGGAAGTAAGAAGGTTAAAAACAAAGAAAGATCCAACAAATAGTCTTCTAAGTGTACTTTTAAAGAAAGAGAAAAAGAGATTTACTGTTGAGGATACAATTCCATATATAAGAATGTTACCAGAGGGCATTTGCCAGTTAGATGAAAAAAATTATTCAAAGACAATTTCATTTCAAGATATAAATTACCAGTTGGCATTGGAAGAAGATAGAGATTTAATCTTTAACCAATTTGCCAACTTTTTAAATTCTTTTGATCCAAGTGTCCACATTGAACTTTCGTATGCAAATCAATTAGGAAGAAATAAAGACCTACAAGATGCAATTAAAATTGCTGATAAGGGAGACTTCTATGACGATGTAAGAAAAGAGTTCAGGGAGATGTTAAAGCTTCAACTTGCAAAGGGAAATAACGGACTTAAAAAGATGAAGTATATAACCTTTACAATAGAAGCCGATAATCTAGAGCAAGCAAGAGCAAAGTTAAATAGACTTGAAGTAGATATTTTATCCAACTTTAAATCTATGGGAGTAAGAGCTGAGAGCCTTGATGGCGAAGAAAGACTAAGACTTGTTCACGATATGTTAAATCCAGACAAAAACTTTGATTTTTCATATAAGGATTTGAAGAAGAAAGAGTCTACAAAATCACATATAACTCCCAATATTTTTAATTTTGCACCAGCAAATAATTTTAAATTTGGGAAATTCATTGGGGCAGTAAGCCATTTTCAAATACTAGCAAGTGAGCTATCAGACAGAATGCTATCTGAGTTTTTAGATATTGATGACAATATTTATGTAGCTTTTCATATAGATGTAGTTGAACAAGCAGAAGCTATTAAACTCATTAAGAGAAAGAACACAGACCTAGACAGAATGAAAATTGAAGAACAAAAGAAAGCAGTTCGTGCTGGATATGATATGGATATTATTCCTTCAGATATAAATACTTTCGGAGCTGATGTTAAGTCCATGTTATCTGACTTACAAAATAGAGATGAAAGGCTCTTTGTAGTTACCATAGTAATGATGAATTTTGCAAGGACTAATCAAAAATTAGAAAACACCATTGCTCAAATATCATCAATTGCAAACAGACATAATTGTCAGGTAAAAAGATTATCTCATCAGCAAGAACAAGGACTTGTTTCTGTCTTACCTTTAGGAGTTAATCAAGTCGAAATTAAAAGATTTTTAACTTCATCATCAACGGCAGTATTTATGCCTTTTACAACAGAAGAGCTATTTATTGATTCGGCAAATTCTTTGTACTATGGCTTAAATGCCCTTAGCCAAAACTTGATTATGGCAGATAGGAAGAAACTAAAGAACCCTAACGGATTAATATTAGGAACACCAGGTTCTGGTAAATCTTTCTCAGCAAAAAGAGAGATGGCAAATGCAATTCTTGTCACAGATGATGATGTAATTATTTGTGATCCTGAGGGCGAGTATTCAAACCTTGTAAAACAATTTAATGGAGAAGTTATTAAAGTTTCAGCAAAGTCAAAGGACTATCTAAATCCACTAGATATAAATATGAACTATGGAGATGGGGACGCACCTTTAAAAGACAAGGCAAATTTCATAATGTCTATGCTTGAACTTGTAGTAGGAGGATCTGGTCTTACTGCTGCAGAAAAATCTGTTATAGATAGGTGCTTACCAAAGATATACCAAAAATATTTTGAAGATCCAAAACCAGAAAATATGCCAATATTAGGAGATTTATACGATATGCTCCTATCTCAAGAAGAGGGAGTTGGAAGAAAACTAGCAACAGAAATGGAAATTTATGTTAAGGGAAGTCTTAATGTCTTTAATAATAGGTCAAATGTTGACTTAAATAGGCAACTGCTCTGTTTTGATATAAAAGAGCTAGGAACACAACTTAAAAAAATAGGTATGCTTGTAATTCAAGACCAGGTTTGGAACAAGGTTTCCCTAAATAGAGGAAGCAAATCTACCAGATACTATATAGATGAGTTCCACCTTTTATTAAAAGACCCACAAACTGCTTCATATTCAGTAGAAATCTGGAAAAGATTTAGAAAATGGGGAGGTATTCCAACAGGCATAACTCAAAACGTAAAAGACCTTTTAACAAGTCAGGAAATTGAAAATATCTTTGATAATACAGACTTTGTTCTAATGTTAAATCAAGCATCTGGAGATAGAGATATACTTGCTAAGAAATTAAAAATATCGCCTTATCAGCTAAACTATATTACTAATTCAAACGCTGGTGAGGGACTATTATTCTTTGGAAATACTATTGTTCCATTTATAGATAAATTCCCTAAAGACACCATGCTATATAAGCTGATGACAACAAAACCAGAAGAAGCTAAGTAGGTGTGATATGGATAAAAAACTAAAAAAAGATTTTCAAAAGAAGATTATACGAAATAGGGACGCTCCTGAAAAGAATATAGATAGTAAACTTGTTCATTCAGATGATTATACCAATAAGATTATTAAGACTAAGGATAGGTTTGGAGATAAAATAGCTGAAAAGGAATCTAAACTAATTCATGAGAATATATTATCTAAAGAGCAAAAACAAGATAAACTAAAAGATTTTCAGAAGTCTAAAAACAAGGAAAGAATTAGAAAAGAAGTTTTAGATAATAAGAATAAGGCTGAAGAAATAAAACAAGCTAATTTTGAAATAAAGACAGATGAAAGCTTTAAACTTGATGAAGACTTAGATGTAGACTTCAAAAAGGTGAATTTTGATAGTAAAAACAGTAGAAATATTAATTCTAATAAACTAACAACAGATGATATTTCAGCTAAGGCTCAGCCAATAAGCAATAAGAAGGCATCAAGTAAAAGACAAGTTCTTAAAAATTATGAGGATAAACTTATCCATAGCAAGGATAAATTCCAAGACAAAATCAACGAGAAAGAGTCTAAGCGAATCCACACAAGTGAAGATAAACCTATTGAAACAAAGAAAAGTAAGAGAATATATAGAAAAGATAAGCTTGTTAAAGATGAAGTAAGTAAGGACGAGAGTAATGCTAATATCGATAAAAAGCAAAAGCAGAAGCTTTATCAAGAAAAGAAGTTTAGAGATAAGAAAAAATTTTCTAAAGAAATAGATAAAGAAAATAAGCTAAGCGAAGTTGATACAGATAAGACTTTTGATAATTCGAAGGTTAAAGACAATTATCAAGAATTTATAAAAGATGAAAAGGAAACAAGCCTTAAACCGTCAGAACAAAAGAAAGTTAATAAAAAGAAGACTTACTATAAGAGAAAAAATTATGAAAGTGATAAATTCACTCGAAAGAAAATTGATGACTTAAAAAAAGAAGCTAAGAAAGTTACAACTAAAGATTCTAAGAAAGCACAAGATGTTAAAGATTTTATCTCAGATAAAAAAATTGGAGATCTTGAAAAGTCTAAAAGCAAGCTAAAGGATAATATCTTAAAGAATAAAACTAAAGGAAGCCTATCTTCTGGGGTTTTATTATCTGGAGCTAAGTCATCAGAGTTAGTGAGAGATTATCTAAGTTCAGGATCTGACAATACTGGTGTAGAATCTGGAGAAAAGGCCGCTAATGTAAGCTCTAAACTTCAGCATGGAATAAGGAAGTATAAGCTAGACAAAAAGAAAAAGTCCTTAAAAAAGCTATCTAAACTTGATAAGAAAATAAGAAATAGAAAAAGCAAGTTGGAGTTTAAAAGTGGCTTGGAAGATTTAAAAAAGTCAGACGCCTATATAAAGAAAAATAGATTTAAGAAGTTTTATCAGAGAAAACAAATGAAAAGCATGATAGCTAAAAAGCACGAAACAAGACTTGTGGATAGAGTTAAAAAAGCTATTTTAAGTTTAGGTAAGGCTTCTAAAGAGCTAATCGTAAGAAAAAGTAAGATGGTTCTATTTCTAGTAATAGGACTAGGTCTTATGCTATCAATCATGATTGGTGGTGGAAGTGTTGGCATGAGTGGATTAAGCAACTCTGTTAACTCAGTAATGACAACAACATACCTATCACAAGATACAGTTCTAAGTGAAGTTAATCAAGAGTTTTCATCAATGGAATATGACCTACAATCACAAATCGAAAGCGTAAAAACGAGTCATCCTGGATATGACGAATATATCATAAACAAAGAAGGAGAAATTGGTCATAATACCCATGAACTTTTATCCTATATAACTTCAAGATGTGGAGAAGTAAAATCAGCATCTGAAGTAAAAGGAATTTTAAAAGAGCTTTTCGATAAGATGTATAAGCTTGACTTTAAGGAAGAAATTGAAATTAGAACAAGAACAGTAGCAAGAACTAGATATGATAGTCGAGGCAATCCTTATACTAGCTATGAAAAAGAAGAGTACGAATATAAAAAGTTAATTGTAACTTTAAAGAAAAAAGAAATGGATGAAGTTGTTAGGGAAATATTTAAAGATTATCCAGACAATGTAGTTCATTATGAAGCTCTTCTTGAAGCTAATGGGAATATGGGAGATGTTTTTGGATCAGGTAATGGCGACTTAGGAGAAATAGTAGACAATCCAAACTTTGGAAATCCTGGTCTTGCTTTTGATTCTGAAACTACCAAAGCCTTATTTAATGAAGCAGAAAAACATATAGGTAAAAGATATGTGTTTGGAGCAAGTGGACCATCTAACTTTGACTGCTCAGGTTTTGTATGTTGGTCATTTACAAAGTCTGGTGTAAAGAGTATGCCAAGAACAACTGCATGGAGAATATACAAAGACTATTGTAATCCAGTAAGTCCAAGTGAAGCTCAACCTGGAGATATTATATTTTTCCACTCAACATATAACAGTGGAACACCAATATCTCACGTAGGAATATACGCAGGTAACGGAATGATGATTCACGCAGGAGATCCAATTCAATACACATCAATAAATTCAAAATATTGGAAATCACACTTTTATGGATTTGGAAGACCAAGATAGAAGGGAGATATTATGTGAACAGAAAGCTTGTAAGTATTAGGAACAAAAAGAAAAAAATAGAAGAGAAGTTAAAAGATTTAAATGCAAAATACAAGGAAATTTGCGACGAAGAAATACAAGTTGAAAATGAAGAAATAATTGTAACTCTTAGGAGGAACAATATTAGCTTGGAAGAATTAATGGAGAAAATTAATGAAAGAAAAAGAGAAGAAAAATTAAAAGAAAAGGAGAACATTCATAATGAAGAAATTTAATACGAACAGACTAAGAGCCTTTTTTATGGCTCTTTTATTAGTTTTGACATCAACTGTGCATACAAGTGCATTTGCAAAGTCTGATGTTACTTGGACGGAAGATGATTTTATGTATTCCTCTGAGGGAAATATAATTGCCTTTAGTGATAAGGGTTTAGAAAAGAAAGAAAGGACAAATATTCTAGTATTTCCTGAAGGAACCAAGTCTATAAATGGAAATTACTCTTTAAATCATTCAAACGATGAATTTAGATATAAAAGAGAATTTGGACGTGGCAAACATTGGGATAAAGTAATTATTCCTGATTCAGTTAAGCATTTAGGTTATGCTGCCTTTTACGAAGCAAGTATAGATGAGGTAAAACTATCAAATAGTTTAACTTACCTTGGAGGCTTAGCATTCTTCAACTGTGGACTTAAAGAAGTAGCTTTACCTGATACTTTGGTAAATATTGAACATAATGCTTTTGAAAGAAATAATCTTCAAGAAATAACTATACCGAAGTTTGTGAAGACAATTGAACAATATGCTTTTTCAAGAAATAAATTGCACACTATAAAAGTTTTAGGCAATCCAAATATTAACAGTAAGGGAGTATTCCACAATCAAGAAGTTGAATATAGACCAAAACAAAATCCATTTTACGAAAATCATTTTGGTTTCAGAGGAAATCAAGGATTCAAATCTATTCCTAATGGGTTAAGGTATGAAAATGGAGAGTTTGTCTTTGATAAGAAAGTAGATAGTGTAGAACTTGAATTCGATTATAACAATGATATGTATCAAGGAAAGATGACTATTTTCAATCCAAACAAATATTCCATCGATACTCAAACTGATTTGACAGGACAAGATATTGATGGAAAGGACAATAAGATTGATGATTTAACTAAAAACATTAAGGACTTAGAAAATCAGATCAAAGACTTAAATGATAAGAAAAAAGAAGACCAATCAAAGATAGATGAATTAAAGGAAAAGTTAGAATCTTGCAAAGATAATGGAGAGAAACTAAAACAAGAAAAGGATAAGCTAGAAGAAGAGATTAGAGATAAAGATAATAAGATTGCTCAATTGAATAAAGAAATTGAGAATCTTAAAAATTCTAATAATGATGAACTAATAGCAGAAATTACTCAGCTTAAAGATGAATTAAAAAGATTACAAGATGAAAATACAAAACTAAAAGAAGATTATTCATCTACAAAATGGGAGTTAGAAGCTGAGAAAGAAAAGACCGACAAAAACGAAAATAAAATCAAAGAAATGCAAGAAAAGCTTGAGTCTTTAGAAGGGGAACTTGCAAAGAAGACTAAAGAAATTGATGATAAAGATAATAGAATTAAGGACTTAGAAAAAGCCCTTGATGAAAAAGATAATAAGATAAAAGACCTTGAGTCTAAAAGGAAAGAGACAGAAAATTCTAAGTCAGAATGCTGTAAGAAAATTGAAGAGGTTCAAAAGGCTATTGATAGTTTAAAAGAATCTTCTGAAAATACAAAAAAAGAATTAGAAGAGAAAATTAAAGAACTAGAAGAAAAACAAAAAGCTTCTGAAGAAGAAATTAAAAAGTTAAAAGAAGAATTAGATAAGAAAATTGAAGAAGCAAAGAAGTTAATCGAGGAAGCAAATAAAAAAGCAAAAGAAGAACTTGAAAAACAAGCTAAAGATGAAAAAGATAAAAATCTAAATCAAGACTTATCTAAGAAATTAGATGAACTTCTAAAACTCCAAAAAGAAAACAAAGAGAAGAAAGAAGATAAGAAATCTCAAGATAAGAAGTGGGACGAAATTTTGAAAGCTGATGATAAGAACATCCTAAATCAATTTGATCTTAACAAGATGAAAAAGCAAGAGGAACAACAAGGTAAAAAACAAGTTAAAGATGAAAAAGAATTTGCAGTTTTCCAAGTAGACAAAAACTTTTATAACATTATCAATAAAGATGGTAAGACAACAGTCTATATGGATGTAAAAACTTATGTAGACCAAGGAAGAACTATGATTCCAGTAAGATATATTGCTTATACTCTAGGTTTTAATGTTGAGTATGACAACTCTACTCGTGAAGCCATTTTCTCAAACAAAGAGAATAATATCTTAGCTAAAAAGACATTAAGACTAAATATTGATACTGGTGTTATGAAAGATTCAGATGGAAAGGTCTACAATTCAGATGTTAAGCCAGTGATTATAAATGGAAGAATTCATGCTTCAATTTCAAATATTGCTAAAGCTTTTGGAGCAAGTCATGGAGATATTAAAGATGGCAAAAACCAAACAATAGAATGGGACAATGCTAGAAAAGCAGTCTATGTATTTAAAAATGTAAAATAAGAAAGGATAGAAAAATGAATAAGAGCATTAAACGAGGAGTAGCCATAGCGTTACTCCTTTTTACATTTACAGTACCAGCAACTACATTTGCAATGACAAATGAAGGGCAAATAGAAAGTCAAAACGAATCAATCTATGAACCACAAAAAGAAGAATTTGAGAAAATGTTGAAAGATGATGTTTTTGCACCATCAAAAGAAGAAATTCCTTATCAAGATGTTCCAAGAATACCAGGAAATACAAGTGAAGCAACCAAGCCTTCAAATAATCCTCCAAAGAAAACACCACTTGTAAAAGGTGGTAATACAAAGGCAGTAAATAGTCTAGCAACACAGGAAAATAAGGCAAGAGGTTCAGTAATTGAAAATGTAGATAGGAATGGAAAAGATATTACACCAAGTGGAGATACAGAAAAAGATAAAGAAAATCCAGTAGATGTAAGACAATTTTTAACATTTCAAACTAAAAGTGGAAAAACGATGCACCTAATAGTGGATCACTCATCAAATCAAGATAATGTAAGATTATTAACAGAAGTAGGAGAGCAAGACCTACTTAATATGATTGAATCAGAAGATAAAAATACTATAAAGGTTGAAGAGCCTAAGAAAGAAGAAGTAAAAAAAGAAGAACCTACTGTTGTTCCAGTAAAAGAAGAAAAGAAAAGCGGAATAGGTTCATTTCTAATTGTTGCACTTGTAATTGGAGGAGTTGTAGGAGCAGGATACTATTTTAAGGTAGTTAAAGCAAAAGAAGATAAAATGTTGGAAGACTTTGAAGAAGATGATGAGGATTATATTAGTGAGTCAGAAGATGAGTCTGACAATGAAGAAAGTCATGAAGAATCTTTAGATGAAGACGATGAAGATGAACTATTATAATAATTTTTAAAAGCTTGAGCGAGAGAGAAATCTTTCGCTCTTTTTTTATTTATGGAGGTATTAATGAAGTTAGTAATAGCAGAAAAGCCAAGTGTAGCAGTTACAATTGCAAAAGTAATTGGAGCAAGAACAAGAAAAAACGGATATTATGAGGGAGGTGGCTACATTGTTTCATGGTGTGTTGGTCATTTAATTCAAATGGCAAGTCCCGATAAGATAGACGAAAAATGGAAGAAATGGTCAATGGACACTCTTCCTATAATCCCAGAAGAATATATTTATGAAGTATCTAAAAGCACTAAGAAACAATATGGAGTTTTAAAGAAACTTTTAAACGATAAGAACATCGACACAGTTATAAATGCTTGTGATGCTGGACGAGAGGGAGAACTTATCTTTAGGCTTGTATATAATCAAGCTAAATGTAAGAAGAAGATTCAAAGACTTTGGATATCTTCAATGGAAAACAAAGCTATTGAAGATGGATTTAGAAATCTTAAAGATGGAGAAAACTTTGAAGACTTATATAGATCAGCAAGTGCAAGAGCCATTGCAGATTGGCTGGTAGGAATGAATCTAAGTAGGCTTTATTCTTGCATTTACAAGGAAACATATTCAGTTGGTAGAGTACAAACACCAACCCTATATTTAATAGCTAAAAGGGATAGTGAAATAAACCTATTTAAGAAGCAAAAATATTATACAGTTGACTTATCTTATGGAGGATTGAAGCTTGTATCAGATAGGATTGATAGAATTGAAGTTGCAGAGCAACTTTTAAACTTGCTAGAAGATGAAATAGTTATTACAGAGGTAGAAGATAAAGAAATAATTACAAAACCAGATAAGCCTTATGATCTCACTACCTTACAAAGAGAAGCAAATAAATATTTTGGATATTCAGCAAATGACACTTTAAATCTGGCACAAGCTTTGTATGAAAAAAAGCTAATCACATACCCAAGAACAGACAGCAGGTATTTAACCGATGATATGGTTAATACTATAAAAGAATTATTAGAAGGACTTGAAGAAGACTTTAAGGTTAATGAATCAAACTTTAAGTCTATTTTTAATTCATCTAAGGTTACAGACCACTATGCGATTATTCCTACTATATCGGGCATTGAAAAAGCTAAAGATTTATCTGATAAAGAAAGCAAAATCTATAAACTAATTAAGGATAAATTACTTGCTTCATGTTCGGATAACTTAAAGGAATCTAGCAGAAAAATCAAATATGAATATGATAAATTTAACTTCAATGCAAGTGGCAAGACTATAATCGATGAAGGTTATACAAAGTATCTAAAGAGCTATGGAAAAGAAAAACAAGAAAATGAATTACCAGATATAAAGACTGGAGATAAAATTAAGCTAACTTCTAAAAATATATCAGAGAAATTTACCAAAGCTCCAAGTCATTATAACGAAGATACACTTTTAAAGGCTATGGAGAATGCAGGAGTAGAATCCTTGGATAAAGACATAGAAGTGGAAAGAAAAGGCTTAGGAACACCAGCTACAAGAGCAGGAATTATTGAAAATCTTATCCATAAGGATCTCATAAGAAGAGAAAAGAAAAATTTACTTGTAACAGAAAAAGGCAATAGACTTGTATCGATTGTAGAGGATAAGTTTAAGTCGGCAGAAACGACATCTGAATGGGAAATGAAACTTGCAAAGATTAGCTCTGGCGAGGTAGATAAAGAAGACTTTTTAAGAGAAATAGAAGATAGTATAAGGGAACTTGTAGATAGGTACAAGAATAATCTAAATGAATAAGGTAAAAATATTAGAGCTTTTCGGTGGCATAGGTGCTATTAGAAAGGCTTTTATTAATTTAAAGATACCTTATGAAGTAGTTGATTATGTAGAAATAGATAAGGCTTGTGTTAAATCATACAACGCACTTTATGAAGAGAGTTATAAGCCAAAATCAGTAGTAGGATATAAAGCTCCTGATGAAAAGATTAACTTAGTTATGCATGGTAGTCCTTGCCAAGACTTTTCAAGAATAGGAAAAAAGCAGGGAGGAGTAAAGAATTCAGGAACTAGATCAAGCTTACTATTTGAAACAATTAGAATAATAAAAGAAATGAAAGATAAACCTAAATGGATAATTTGGGAGAATGTAAAGGGAGTCCTTGATAGAAATATGAGGGACTCCTTTTTTATTTATCTAAAAGAGCTAGAAAACCTTGGATATGAAAGTAAGTATGAAATATTAGATGCAATGGACTTTGGGATACCTCAAAAAAGGGAGAGGATATTTGTTGTTTCATGTCTTGGAACAAATAACTTTTATTTTAATAAATTAGAGAGGAAAGAAACAAGACCACTAAGTGAATTTTTAGAAAAGGATGTAAATGAACTTTATACAATGACCCAACCTTATATGCTGAAATTTTTAAATAAAAGCATAGATAACAGTTTTAGAGGGCGACTTAAAGTGATTAAAGATTTTTCTTATACTATTTCTACAAAACAGATGAGAGTACCTAATTCTGGAATAATAGATATTGGAAATGGTCAGTATAGGTATTTAACAGAAAGAGAATGTTTAAGACTCATGGGTTTTGATGACAGTGATATTAACAAACTAGAAGAAGTGCATCCAAGAAGAAAAAATTGCACCTCAAGTAAACTATATAAGCAGGCCGGCAATTCTATTGTAGTGGATGTGTTAATGGCTATTATAAAAGAAATTCATAGAATGGAGGTAGGAAATGCAAGTAAATGATTTTAAGAATATACAAGAAGCAATAAAGTATGAAGTTTTGCAAGATGAAAATGAATATTTAAAACTCTTAAAAGTTATAGGCAATAATCAGAAATATGATTTTTCCAGCCAACTAAGTATATATAACAAAGAACCTGAAGCTAGAGCTTGTGCGACATTTGATATGTGGAAGAAATATTTCGGCAGAGTTGTTATGAGAGGTCAAAAGGGTATTCCAATTTTAGTTGGAAGTGATATAAACAAAAAAGTTTCATATATTTTTGATATTAGTCAGACCACATCAATGGATAGGAATATTAATGAGGTTAGCTTATGGCAGTTTGATCACGAAAACCATAACGAGGCTTTAAAAGAAATAATAAATAATTCTTCATTTGAAGCGAGTGATTCACTTAATGAAAATATATTTTCTTTAAGTCGAATTTATGGAGATGAATATATTAACTTGGCTCTTGCTGATTTGAGAATAGATATAGAGGATAGACTTAGCTTTGAAAAGTTTATGAGAGACTCAATATCCTATGCGGTAGCTAATAGGTTTAATACAGTCTATCCTATGGATATGGAAAATTTAAAAAATAATTTTTCTAGGATAAATACAATTTCTTTAGAGCAGATAGGTATTGTAATATCAAGGGTTAGTGAAGATATTATAGATAGCACAATAGAAAAATCTAAGGAAATGGATCGTGCTAGGCTGCTGACAGAAAGGGTCGCTGCCGACTATAATAGAGATATAGAAAATATAAATGAGGATAGAGGAGGTCAAGATGATTTATATAGACGATATGATAGGTCAAGAAGTAGAGATGGACGAGTTTTCACAGATGGAAGCGACAGAAGAAATAGCAATGAAGATCGAAGAGAAAACCTTGGATATGATGGAGAAGGATCTGGAATTTATGGAGAGATTTCCGAATCCGACATACGCAGTTCTAAGACTGTCTTACCTGGTAGGGAGCGAGGATATGGAGAACTGGAAGAAGCTTCAGGAAATGTACGAGGAGAAAACACTTTTGAACCATCTGAAGGAAATTCAGAATCAGGCAGTGGACTTTATCAAGAGAGAAAAAGTCAAAATGATGAAAGCACAAGGATTGACAGAGAAGATGATGAGAGAGAATCCAGAGGAATACCAAGGACATATGAACAACTTGATGGCAACAGTGAAGAAAATGGCAATCAAGGAATACGTGGAAGCTTAGAAAATGAAATAAGCCAAGAAAAGGAAGCTGATGAAGCTTCTTTTTTTGATGACAAAAACGCTGAAAATAGAAAAGATTATTGGATTGTAGAATTTAATGAAAACCACGAATTAGTTCCCGATTATAGTGGGCAGATAGTAACCAAAGAATTAATTAATCTCCTAAGACAAAAGGATATTGATGTTAAAGACCATAATCAAAATCTTGGAGAAAATGAATTTGGAGAAATTACAGATGATTATATCGGATATTTCAAATTCTATTTTGACCACTATGTAGACGGAGAAGTTGTCGAGCATTACAGGATTGACCTTGGTGATGGTGAAGAAGTAAATGAGCGTGAATTTTCATATTTAGAAGAGCAAGTTGCACTAAGTGAGGAAAACTCTTTACAAGAAGAAGTTAAGGAAAAGATAGAGCCTAAATTTAAAATAGGCGATCAGGTTAGATATAAAGATAAGGACTTCACCATTACAGATTTTGATGAACTAAGTGGAGGACTTAAAACTGTCACTATCAGAGATAATATGGAATATATGGGAGGTATGATTAGGGGTTCGGAAGTAATTCCATATAGAAACGATTCATACCTTGAAGAAATCTTTGAAAATCTAAGTCAAACATCAGAAAAACTAGCAGTAAAAGTTGGTAAGGAATTTATTTTAGAAGATGAGAATATCTTTGATGGAATTAACTTAATTGAAATAGGAACTAAAGTAGAAGTTAATGGAGAAGAAATTCCCTTATATAAGGGTGAAACATTTGAAGAAAGTAGAAAGATTGATGAGCTTTTAGATAGTGGAAATTATGAGATACACAAATTATCTGAATATGAAAAACAAATTGAAAGACAAGTAGAGCAAGAAAGCTTTATTGACAAGTTCAATCCTGAAATTGATCAAATGATGGATAGGTACAATGTGCCTAGGGAAGCAGCCGAAAACTTATTGAGGGGTAAAGAAGATTTAAAAAATCTAGGCTATGAACCTAATAAGGAAAGACTAAGTTTTGCTAGAAATTATGACTTGAAAAATCATATCTACTCAGAATACCTAACACCATCAGAAAGGCTAGATAAAAATATAAAAGCTATTAAAATGCTCAAAAGACTTGAAAATGAAAACAGGAGTCCAAGAGAGTATGAACAAGCCTATCTTGCTGATTATCTGGGTTGGGGTGGTCTTGCCGATGTCTTTGATGAAGAAAAAGGAGGACAATGGCTTGAAGCAAGAAATATTTTAAAAGAAAATCTAACAAATGAAGAGTATTTGAATGCTAAAGAGTCTACCTTAACATCGTTTTATACACCTAGAGAGGTAATGGATGGAATATATAAGACTCTAACAGATATGGGATTTAAGACTGGAAATATCCTTGAACCATCTGCAGGAGTTGGTAACTTCATAGGTAATATGCCAAGTGAAATAAGAGGCTCTAATGTCTATGGAGTAGAAAAAGATAGTCTAAGCGGAAGAATAGCAAGAGAGCTTTATCCTGAAGCTAATATTCAAATTAAAGGCTTTGAAGAAACAAACTTCTCAAATAACTTTTTCGATTTAGTTATAGGAAATGTTCCCTTTGGAGATTTTAAAGTTAACGATCGTGAATATAACAGAAATAATTTTCTGATTCACGATTATTTTTTTGCAAAGTCAATAGATAAGGTAAGAAATGGAGGAATTATTGCCTTCATAACTTCATCTGGAACTATGGATAAAAAAGATGAATCTGTTAGAAAATATATTAATGCAAGATGTGAGTTTTTAGGAGCTATGAGGCTTCCTAATACAACATTTAAAGGACTTGCTGGTACAGAAGTTACTTCGGATATTATTTTTTTAAAGAAGAGAGATTCAGTTATAGAAAGAGATGATGATTGGATATACCTAGCAACTGATAAAAAGGGTTTGACTTACAACAAATATTTTGTAGATAATCCTCAAATGGTATTAGGGGATATGAAAGAAGTATCTGGTAGATTTGGAAATACTATTACTTGTGATGAAAAAGAAGATGAAAAGTTAAAAGATTTAATGGATCTTGCAAGTAAGGAAATATCTTCAAACTCAAAATATGAAGAAGTCGAGCTATTGGAAGATGAAGAATTAAGTCTTCCAGCAACAGATGATGTTAAGAATTTTTCCTATACCATCATTGATGAAGAAGTCTACCTAAGAGAAAACTCAGTCTTAATTAAGCAGAATATGTCAGATAAAAATAAAGAAAAGATAAAAGATTATCTTGATGTAATGAATGCTTTGAAAGATGTAATAGAAAAGCAAAAGGATGATTTTTCTGACGAGGAAATAAAAGAGTCACAAGCAAAGTTAAATGAAGTCTATGATAACTTTTCAAAGAAACATGGCTTTATTAACTCCTTATCAAATACTAGAGCCTTAAAGGAAGACTCAAACTTTCCTTTGGTATCATCAATAGAAATACTTGATGATGAGGATAATTTCAAAGCTAAGAGTGATATATTTTCAAAAAGAACAATAACAAAGGCAAAGGTAGTAGACCATGTAGATACTTCCCTTGAAGCTTTAGTTTTATCAGTTTCACAAAAGGGATATGTAGACTTTGAATATATGGAATCTATCACTAATAAAGATAGGGACACCTTAATTGGTGAACTTGAAGGCGAGATATTTTTAGACATTAAGGATACAGACCTAATAAATAACAGAATGCCCTTTGAAAACTTTAACAATGACGATCCATTTCATTTTTTATATGTATCTGCTGACGAGTATTTAAGTGGAAATATTAGAGAAAAAATTGGCTATCTCAATTCATATATCGGAGAAATTGAAAATGTAATAGATTTAGCACCTTCTGAAAAGAAAGACACGTTATTAAATGAGTTAGGCAAGCTCAAATATCAAAGAGAAAAATTACAAGAAGTTATGCCTGAAGAACTAACTGCTTCTGACATAAATGTAAGGTTAGGAGCAACTTGGATACCTCAAAAAGATATAGAAGACTTTACTTTTAACCTTTTAAAAACACCAGGTTATGATAGGTGGAATATAAATGTTAGGTTCTCGCCACACACAAGTGAATGGAACATTGAAGGTAAAAGTGTTGACTCAACTAATGACCTTGCTAACATGACTTATGGTACAAGTAGAGTTAATGCCTATAAGCTAATTGAAAATGCTCTTAATCTAAAAGATACGAAGGTATTTGACCAAGTAATAAATGATGATGGTTCTAAGACTTCTGTATTGAATAAAAAAGAAACTATGCTTGCAAGTCAAAAGCAAGAACTGATTAAAGAAGAATTTAAGAATTGGATATTTGAAGATCCTGATAGAAGATATAGATTAGAAAAGATTTATAATGAAAAATTTAATTCAATTAGAAATAGAGAATTTGATGGTTCTAACTTAACTTTTGATGGAATGAATACTGAAATCAGACTACGAGAACACCAGAAAAATGCCATAGCAAGGACTCTTTATGGTGGAAATACACTACTTGCCCATGTAGTAGGAGCAGGAAAAACTTTTGAAATGGTAGCTTCTGCTATGGAATCTAAAAAGTTAGGACTTGCAAGTAAGTCATTATTTGTAGTTCCTAACCATCTAACTACTCAAATTGGTAGGGAGTTTATGCAATTATATCCGTCAGCGAACATTATGGTGGCCGATAAAAAAGACTTTCAACCTAAAAATAGGAAAAGATTTATTGGTAGGATTGCAACAGGAGAATATGATGCAGTCATCATAGGACACTCTCAATTCGAAAAAATACCAATGTCTAAGGAATACCAGGTAAGGCATATACAAGACCAAATAGATGATATAGTTTCCTTTATTGACGAGAATAAAAGAAATAGAGGGGAAAATTTCACTGTAAAACAACTGGAAAAGACAAAGAAGAAACTCTTGGTAAGACTGGAAAAACTAAATGATGACTTTAAAAAGGATGATGTAATAACCTTTGAAGAACTAGGAGTAGATAAGTTATTTATAGACGAAGCTCATAATTACAAAAACCTATTCTTGCATACAAAGATGAGAAATGTTGCGGGTATCGGTCAGAGTGAAGCCTTTAAGTCTTCGGATATGTATATGAAATGTAGGTATATGGATGAAATGACAGATGGCAAGGGAGTTGTATTTGCTACTGGTACACCAATATCAAATTCAATGACAGAGCTTTATACAATGCAAAGATACCTTCAATATGACGATTTAAAGGCAAGAGGATTAGAACATTTTGATGCCTGGGCTTCTACTTTTGGAGAAACAGAAAACACCTTTGAATTATCTCCAGAAGGAACTGGATATAGGCAAAAGACAAGATTTTCAAAGTTTTATAACTTGCCAGAACTTATGAGCATGTTTAAAGAAGTAGCAGATATAAAAACCTCAGATATGTTAAATTTGCCAGTACCAGAAGCAAACTTTGAAGTTATTAAAACAAAACCTACTGAGGAACAAAAAGAAATATTAGAATCTATTTCAGAAAGAGCTGACGCAGTTAGAAATAACCAAGTCGAGCCAACAGAAGATAATATGCTAAAGATTACAAATGATGGTAAAAAACTTGCCCTTGACCAAAGATTAATAAACCCACTACTTCCAGATGATCCTAATTCAAAGGTAAATGTATGCGTTAAAAACATCTTTTCGATCTGGGATAAGACAAAAGAAAATTCATCGACCCAATTAGTATTTTCAGATATGTCTACACCAAAAGGAGATGGAGAATTTAATATCTATGATGATATTAGAAATAAGCTAGTGAATATGGGAATACCTAAAGAAGAAATAGCCTTTATTCATGAAGCGGATACAGACAAACAAAAAGATGAACTGTTCTCTAAGGTTAGAAGAGGAGAAGTAAGAGTATTATTAGGCTCTACTCAAAAAATGGGAGCAGGTACAAATGTACAAAATAAACTTATAGCCTTACATGATTTAGACGTCCCTTGGAGACCGTCTGATGTTGGACAGTCCGAAGTGGTACGGCGAAAAGCATTGAAAACAGGACTATCTCAAAAAATACTAATGCGAACATAACTAATAAGTTGATATAGAGGATTTTTACAGTGGTTTGTGTTATAATAATAAATATAAAACTACTGTAAAGGAGGTAACCTATGGCTCTTAGCTATAAACCCTTATGGCACTTATTAGTTGAAAAAAAGATGAATAAAGAGGACTTAAAAAGAGCTGCCAATATAACAAGTAATATAGTTTCAAGAATGAGCAAGGATACTTATGTAAATCTTGATTCTTTAGAAAAAATATGTTTAGCGTTAGACTGTACCCTCAATGATGTAGTTGAAATCGTAAAGGATACAGAATAACAACTATAAAATCACTTAATTATATATTAGGTGGTTTTATTTTTTTCGCCTAAAGTTAATACCGGAGTTTTTAATGATAGGAGATTTTTTGAATAATTTTCTTAATAACTCCTTTTCATCTTCAGATAACCTTTTATATTTTAGCTGAAAGGAATTACAGAAAATCTCAATGAATTTGTCCATGTTATTTCCGGAAGAAATCATAATCTGACGAATTTTCTGTAATGATAAGGCGGTATCATCTTCAGGAATACTGTCAATATCCTGTTCATGATTTTTACGAATATCTTTTATAATACTATCCCATGTTTTATGGGTAACATGACAAAAGAAATCTTCTTCGCTTACTTGAGAAGCCGATAGAGTTCTCAAAGTATGGTCATTAGATACATTGGGATTTTGGTTTATTATTTCAGTCCTTACAGTTTCAAGAGATGAATTTAAGTCATTAAATCGTTTAGTAGCAACACCATCAACAAAAATCTCCGTATCAGCTATAAGCTCCTTAAACTTATCATGTGTAGCAATTTCACAAAGTAAACGGTTATTGATAGAACCACTTAGCAATAAATCAATCATATCATCACTCAAGTGTAGATTAGTTAAATCTGTATTTGGGTGATTTTTATTTTCCGTAAGACAAAGTAAGTAATCAGTAGATACATTGTAAAATTGTGCAAGTGTAACTAAATTACCATGATTGATTTCTTTATAATCATCATTCTCATAGTTACCTAAAGCAGATTTTGAAATACCTGTTAGTTTAGCAAGCTCTTCTAAATTTAGATTATGTGCAACTCTTAAATCTTTTAAGCGTTCCTGTAAGGTTATTTTACACTTCATAACAGATAACCTCCTTGATACAAAATATTCTCATAAATATTATATCACACCATTTCCACAATCGTGGAAAAGTGGGAACAAAAAAGAATATTCCAAGATTTAGGACATACAGGAATAGGGACAAAAATGCAATATCATACAGACATAAAGAAAATTGTTCTTTGACAATTGAATGATCGGTCTGTAAGGATATGTATCTATGGAGAAGTAGGCGATGACTTTCTAAGTATCAGAAAAGAGCCTGCCAAGTAGAACAAAACGTCGCTGTGAGATTCAGGGGCAGGAACTATATCAGGTGTAACCGACAAAAAAAGGTAGAAGCGGCTAACGAAAACTGTTGAGAAATGAGAAATATTATAGTAAACTTATATTAACCAAAAGACAAAAGAAAAGGGGTAAACTTTGGATAATAGAATTGAAGAATATAGGAAACCGTTGGGGTTATCTCAACATAGATTAGGTAAAAAAATAGGAATATCAAGAGTGAGTATAAATAAAATAGAAACTGGAAAAACTGTACCTACTCTAAAGATAGCGAATGATATAGCGAATGCCTTAGGAGTTTGTATATATAAGATTTTTGATTTAGATGGTACTGGTAGGTATAAATGTTCATCTTGCGACTGTAGTTAAAAACACTAGTTAGAATAGTGATTTAAATATACAAAGGGGTGAAAATATGAAGAATATAATTCGGGTTTGTGGTGTAGTAATGTCAGTAGTTTTGCTATTGCTGACATGTAAATTATTGGAAGCAAATCAGCAATATGAGCCATTTAATTCGGAATCAATTATAGAACTAAATACCATTGATACAACGACAAAAAAAGATATATTGATAGAAGAACTGAATGATATTGTGGATAGTAATAATGGAGGGATGTACAAGGAAGTAGCAGGAACAGAAAATATTAGTAAAGAAAGAAACATTGTTTGGTTTGGTAGTAAAAAACCAAGTTCACATAATATCGTTTTAAATAATGACACTATTCAATGGTTATCAAATAATTTGTCAGGAAAGCTGATTCACAGTAACAATATGGGGGATACTCCATTATCAGGTGAATATGCTATAACAGACAATTTAAAGACTGACTTGGATGTGTGGGCGAAAAATAATGATATAAATATAAATTATTTTAAGGGTTCAAGCACTCTTAAAAGGATATATATGAGTCTCTTAGGCAATCCAATTGGAAATACATTGATGGCGATGTACATATTAACTCTTATGGTTTTCATTTCATACTTTTTGGTAAAAGCAAAAGAGCGAAGTATCAAATTGTTATCGGGAGTTAGTAAGCAGGGGATTTTCACATCTGATATAGAATATCTATCTAAAAATATGTTTATCGGATATTTGTGTGGGATTTTCTTTATGTCGCTATATTATTTATTGACAAAGAATTTTCAAAATTTGTTATTGATATTAAAGATGTCGTTAGTAAGCGTATTGGCATCGTTTGTTGTTATTTTGCTTTTGAGTATGATATTATCTGTGGTTGTTATTCCTAATGTTAAATACATTGCAAACAGAGAAATACCAATTAAAAAATTTGAATGCATGACAACGATATTAAAACTAGTAGCGATTGTATTTGCAGTATCTGTTTTAGCAAATACTGTTTTGTCTGCAACTGTAGCACAAAGAATGTCGAAGGAATATTCCTCTTGGGCAAATATTAAAAACACTTTTAGATTGTCATTTTCAACATTAGATGATTTATATGAGGATAAAAATTTAGAAGATGTAAAAAATTTTATTTCAGAAATGCAAAAAGAAAATAGCATGAGTATATCTCTTGTTGTGGATAAAAGTGTAGAAATGACTGACGAATTAAAAGAGGCTGGATTTGATCATTTTGTTATTGTGGATAAATCATGGCTTGATTTTGTTGGAGTAGGTGTAAATGAAGAAAAAACAAATGGAAAGTTGGTAACCTATGCTTTTGAAAGTATGAGTCCCTCACTCAAGAAATTTGCTTTAGAACAAATGCCGTTATTGATAAACGAAGATGTAGTAAAAACGGAAAAACTAAAATACTATAAATTTATAGGAAGAAAAATGGGAGCTTTAGCACCTAACACTGGCGATATGGATGCTTTAATGTCCTTAAAAAATCCTTTAGTGGTTGTTATAGACAATCCTGCCAAAGAATTAAAGGTTCAGGGATTCGTAATTCCAACATTGTCAAGTGGCAATATAATATTTTCAGATAAGGCTGTGTTAGATAATAGCTTGAAAAATAACATTATGAAAAAATATATAATTTCAGTGGATAATATAGCTGATTTAGCTTTAAAAATTGCCCAAGATTTTAAGGAGCAATTTTGGAGTTATATTATGGCTAGTGTTACTCTGTTAGCAACTATAGTTTTTGCAGGATTGTTAAATGCAAAATTATGGGCGTATAAAAATAAGAGAAGAATATACATTATGATGACCAACGGAATCAAATGTGGAGATATTTTTAGAGAAAGTAAGAAGAAAGATATATGTATATTTGCAATTGGGATTTGTATAGCTGGATTTTTATCATATTTTGTACAAAATATGAGTATAAGTATTATTGGAAGTGTTGTTGCCGTTATTTTGATACTTTATATTATAGGAATTAGTTTAAGCTATGGCTTTTTTGCAAAAAAAGAATTCAATAATGCGATTTATAGAATTTAGATGGAGGTAATGTAATGATTAGAGCTGAGAAACTATGCCTAAGGATAAAAGAAAAAACGATATTTGAAAATATGAGTTTTTATATAGAAAAACCACAAATGGTAGCTATAACAGGAGTTTCAGGAAGTGGAAAAACTTCACTACTAAATTGTATGGGGTTAATAAAGGATGTAAGTTCAGGAAAAATCTATATAAATAATAAAGATTGTACTTGTTTACAGGAAAAAGATAAAATTTCATTTTGGGAAAACACAGCTACATTTATATTTCAAGATTATGGGATTATTGATGAAGAAAGTGTTCTTTATAACATTACATTCTCGAATAAGAAGTCTAATCAAAATAAAGCTAAGGCTTATTTAGAGAAAGTGGGGTTGAAAGAAAAGGCTAACAATATTGCATCTACTTTATCAGGAGGAGAAAAGCAAAGATTGGGAATTGCAAGAGCATTGTATAAAAAAGCCAAAATAATTTTTGCTGATGAACCAACTGCGTCCTTAGATGAAAAGAATAGAAACATTATAATAAACCTCCTAAGAGAATGCGTGAATAATGGTATATTAGTGGTAGTTGCAACTCATGATGATAGATTATCTCAATCTTGTGATAAGATAATTTCGATGTAAATTGCTTGGATATAAAAAGTTTAAAGGCTATTTATCTATTAAAGATATTTAGCCTTTTGTATTTTATAAAATTTGAAAGGAGAATTAAAAATGAAAGAATTAGAAAAAGTAATGGAACAATTAGAAAAGGAAAATACTAAAATTGAAAAGGCACAAAACAGAAAGAAACTTCTTACTCAGAAGCAAAGCAAATTAAAAAGAAAAGCTGAGACGCAAAGAAAAATTCAAAAGGGCGGAGTGTTTGAAGCCTTTGAAAGAGAAATTACAGGTAGACAAGAAGATACAAATAACGATTTAATCTATGCCTTTTTAGATTATGTCCTATCAGATAACAGGAATAGAGAAAAGTTAAAGGAACTTACAGAAATTCATCTTAGAGCTAAAGAGATTGATGTAGAAGAAATTAAAAATCCTGATGATAAAAATGACAGCATAGACAGTCAGAAAGTAGAAAAGCCAGATGAAGATATGGAAGATGATTTTTTAGAAAGTGAAGATTAAAAATAAAGATTAGATAGGTGGCTTTTATGAAAACTAAATATGAGAATTGATGTAGCAAAGTGGAGAGTAATTTTAACACTTTGCTTTTTTGTTGATTTGGTAAATCTACAAAAAACGAAGTCCACAGGGGTTTAAGGGGGAGTAGCCCCCTTGAATAAATAAAAATGCTTTAGCGTTTTTGTTTCCTTAGCGGAGCGATAGGCTTTCTGCAAGAACGCAAAGCATCGTAGTCAAACGGTGTATCTTTGCGCCCTTTGAAAAAGGGAGCGAAGATACACATCATCATAAGGATACTAAAATATGAAAATTAAATACCAGATAAAGATTAGCAGATAGAAAAATACTAAAGAAAAATCTATCTGCTTTTCTTATGCCTAAAAATATAAAAATAAAAAATTGAAAGGAGCGAAAAAGAATGGAAATCAAGAGCCTACATACCCATGTAGATATAGTTTCAAGGTCAAAAGGGCATAGCGTGATTGCAAAGGCTGCATATAATGCAAGAGATAAATTAAGAGATGAATACTATGTAAAAGTCCATGATTACTCTAAAAAAGATGACCTTGTTTTTTCAAAAATATTCTTGCCGGAACATATCCCAAAAGAGTTTTCCGATAGAGAATACCTATGGAATAGTGTTGAAAAAATAGAGAAAAGTAAAAACTCACAGCTTGCAAGAAATTTACTCTTTGCACTTCCAAGAGAATTAAATGAACAGGACAGAATAAAACTTATCAGTGAATTTATTGAAGAAAACTTTACCTCTAAAGGTATGATAGCAGATTGTAATATTCATAATCCTATGGCAAGCGATAATGAAGAACAACCCCATGCCCATATCCTACTTACTCTTAGAGAAATTGACGAACAAGGAAAATGGAAACCTAAAAGCAGAAAAGAATATATCCTTGATGAAAATGGAGAAAAGATAAAGCTAAAAAGTGGAAACTATAAATCAAGAAAAGTAAATCTAAATGATTGGAACGAACCTGACAAAGCAAAAGAATGGAGAGAGAATTTTTCAAAGAAAGCAAATGAGTATTTAGAAAAAAATAACATAGATAAAAGAATAGATCCACGCACCTTTGAAGAACAAGGAAGAGAAGAACTACCACAAATTCATTTAGGGACAGCAAGTTTCCAAATGGAGAAAAAAGGTATACAGACAGAAAGAGGAAATCATAATAGAAAAATCATAGCCTTAAATAAAGAGTTCAAAAAATTAAAAGAAGAAATTGCAGAAATAGGAAATTGGATTTTAAGTTTGGTAAATATGGTAAAGGGACTGTTGAAAGGATTTTCTAAAGAAAAACAGGAAGAATATAATCTAACTCCAAACCTCTTTAATGTCTATTCCTATCTTGAAACCTACTATAAAATTCAAAAGGAACTTTCTAAAAATCTAAGTTATGACAGTAGAATGAGAAAAGAACATTTTGACTCTAAGAAATATGTCAAAGCCCTATCCTATATGAGTAGCAATAATCTAAAGACAATCATAGATATCCAGTTTAAAAAAGATGAAGTATTGACAAAGCTAAAAGAAAATAAGGAAAGAGTAGCGGATTGTAACAAGCAAATTAAAAATATAAAAACTTTAATCAAACAGGCTAAAATAATGAGAGAACATAAAACTGTCTATGATAGATACAAAGGAGCTGATAATTCTATCTTCAGTAAAATAGCAGGAGCAAGCAAAGAAGAATATTACAATTCCCATAAAGAAGAAATTGATAAATATATTAGAGCAAAATCTATTCTAAAAAAATTAAGTGGAAGTGAAAAGATAGAAACAAAAAAATGGGAGAAAGAAAAAAGAGAGTTACAGACTGATATAAATCATCTCACTTTTAACCAAAAATTTATAAAAGAGGAAATCTCTCAAATAAACCATATCAAATATGCAGTAGGTGAAGTAAATAAAGACTTTGGAATAGATATAAACATTGAGATAGAAATAGCCTATAAAAAAGCTATTGTAAGGGGAGAAAAGCCAAGCGTAAAAATGGCATTAGAAGAATTTCAAAGACAGATTAAAAGAGAGGATAGGCAAAAAGCATGGGCAAAGGAGCATTACAAAAAGAAAGACCATATTCATAAGGAAACTGAGAGATAGAAAAGAGCCTGTATTTTTTGTATAATTATATCAATTAGACTTTGAAAAGATGATGGAGAATTGCTTACAAGCTGTAAGCTAAATGAAAGAAAGAGAAAATGGCTACAAGTTGTAGCCTGAAAAATATATTGGAGGTGCATTTTGTGGAAGAGCAAAATAAAGAGATAGTAATTGTAGATGATAAAACTATAAAAGAAAAAATCTATCTTATTCGTGGACAGAGAGTTATGCTTGACACTGATTTAGCAGAAATATACGGTTACAGCACAAGAGCGTTTAATCAACAGGTAAGAAATAACATAGAAAAATTTGACGATGATTTTATGTTTAGATTAGATAAAATTGAGTTGGAAGATTTGCGATCAAATTTTTTGACCGCAAATGTTAGTCCTAAAAGTAGAGCATTGCCTTATGTGTTTACAGAACAAGGTATTTATATGCTTATGACTGTGCTGAAAGGTGAACTTGCTATAACACAATCAAAAGCACTTATTAGAACATTTAAGCAGATGAAAGACTTCATAGTTGAAAACCAAGATTTTATCGGCTCAAAGGAATTGGTTCAAATAGCAATTCAAACAAATAAAAATACAAATGATATTGCAAGGATGGATAGCAAGATTAACACGTTAGCTACTAAAGAAGATTTGAAAAAAGTAATGGACAATTTTATAGACCCAGAAACATATAAACATTTCCTTTTGATGAACGGAGATAAGATAGAAGCTGATGTTGCCCATACGAAAATATATAAATCAGCAAAGAAAAGTATTTATGTTATAGATAACTATATAGGGCTTAAAACACTTGAACTTTTAAGAGCTGCAAGAGATAAAACTCAAATTATAGTCTTTAGTGATAATGTTAAAAATAAGGATATGCTTACAAAAAATATTTTAGATGATTTTAGAAAAGATTATCCTAATATAGACCTGAAGCTAAAGATAGCCGGTAAAAAGTATCACGATAGATACATTGCCATAGACTATGGAACAGAAAATGAAGCCTTTTATCTTTGCGGAGCTTCATCAAAGGATGCAGGGAATAAGGTATCAAGCATTACCAAGATAGAAGAATCTTCTAAAGATATGTACCATGATATGTTTAGTAAGATGTTAAATAATAAAGACTTAAAAACTTAATATATAATTATGAAAAAATTATAGCAATATGCAAGGCGGTAGAAGTAGAAATCTATCGTCTTTTTTTATTGAAGAAAGGTAGAAACAAATGGCAGATAAAAGAATGTTTTCACTAAAGATAGTGGATAGCGATTTATTTTTGGATATGCCACTAAGTAGTCAATGCCTATATTTTCATTTATCAATGAGGGCAGATGATGACGGTTTTGTGGATAATCCAAAGAAGATAATAAAAATCATAGGGGCAAATGATGATGACTTAAAAATCCTAATTACAAAAGGTTTTGTAATTGTCTTTGAAAGAGGAATTATAGTCATTACTCATTGGAAGATAAATAACTTTATCAGAAAAGACAGATATAAGCCGACTATGTATATAGAGCAAAAACAACAGCTTTATCAAACAGAAAATGGAGCATATATTTCAGAAGAAAAAGCTGGTTGTCATCTGGTTAACCAAAGGTTGTCAAGTGGTCAACCCAGTATAGATAAGGGTAGATTAGATAAGGTTAGTATAGATAAGGGGAGAATAGAGCAGGTTGCCCCAATTTCTCTTTATGGAGAATATAAAAATATTCGCTTAACCGATGAAGAATATCAAAACCTAAAAGATAGACTGCAAGGTCATACTGAAATAATGATTGAAAAACTGTCAAGGTATATCAAAAGTAAAGGCACAGACTATCAAGACCATTATGTAACAATCCTTAATTGGTATGAGCAGGATAAAGAAAAACTATCACAGATAAATAATAAAAATGGAAGTAACAGAATCTATTCAACCAACTATGAGGACAGCGACAGCCTATAAATATCATACAACAAGGTGGAAAGGTGTTTTTAGAGCGTTAAGGCTTAAAAAGGTATCAGAATATAGCTAAAACCTTAAAACGCATTTTACAAGCTAATACAGAAAAGGAGAAATAAGATTATGAATGATAGAGAAAATATTATTACTATAAAAATTCAAGGTACGGATTTTACCTACAACAAAGAAACTCACTATGAAAAAGACGGACATATCTATTGTAAGACTTGTAATGAAAGAATAGACGGAAAGCCAATTCCAATGTTAGATAAGCCTATGATTATTAGAACAGCTTGTAAATGTGTTAGAGATAGACAGGAACAAGAAAAACAAAGAGAAAAACTGTTAAAACAAGATAGGTTAAGACAAAACTGCTTTATATCCAAAAATCAAATAGCCTATACTTTTGAAAATGTTGATGAAGATACCGACAAGGACATCATCAAGAAAGCTAAAAACTATGTAAAGCATTTTGAAGAAATGAGAAAGGACAATGTAGGCTTGCTTTTATATGGAAATGTAGGAAGTGGTAAGACATATATAGCGTGTAGCATTGCCAATGCCATAATTACAGAATATTCCTATACGGTTAAGATGAGAAACTTTGCACAGATACTAAACGACTTACAAAAAGGTGGCTTTAACCTTGATAGAAATGAGTATATTGAGCAGATAACAAGCTCTACCCTCTTAATACTTGATGATTTTGGGATAGAAAGAAATACAGAGTATGCCTTAGAGCAGATTTACAATGTAATCAATGCAAGATACTTAAAAGCAAGACCGACCATTATAACGACAAACCTTAACTTTAAGGATATAGAAAAAGAACAGGAAGATATAATGCTTGGCAGGATTTATTCAAGGATAATAGAGATGTGTTTACCTCTTAGGGTAACGGGACTTGATAGAAGAAAAATACAAAGCAAAGAAAAGCTGAAGAAAGCACAAAACTTAATAGATGAGTAGAGGCGGTTAGAGAGTAAAAAATCTAATCGCTTTTTATTTTACAGGAAAGGACGTATGTAGATGAATAATGAAAAAAAGAAGAAAAACAAGAAAATAAAATTTGAAATTAAAAGAGTATATGTAGGGAAAAAGCCCATTGAAGAAGTGTTTGAGGGAGTAATTGAGCATATAGCTATGAAAAATTTAGAAAATACGAAAGAGGATAAACGAACGCAAGCGTGATGAATAGTTGAATATACAGGAGTGTTTTGATATAATAATCATATTGAGATAGTCCTGTTAAAAGAAAGGAGCGTAAAATTGAACAGGACTAAAAAATATATTGCAGCTTTGTATTGCAGATTGTCAAAAGATGATGGTAGTACAAATGAAAGCATGAGTATATACTCACAAAAAGCAATGCTAAAACAGTATGCAGAACAAAATAATATAGCTGTATATGATTATTATGTTGATGATGGCTATTCAGGGACAAACTTTGAAAGACCGGCATTCAAAAAGATGATAAGCGATATAGAAAACGGAAAAATAAATTGTGTTATCACAAAAGATTTATCAAGACTTGGAAGAAACTATCTTGAAAGTGGTGCATATATTGAAATGTATTTCCCACAAAAAAATGTAAGGTATATCGCAATCACTGACGGGATAGATACCTTAAATTCCTATGAGTTTGATATAATGCCATTTAAGAATATCTTAAATGAAATGTATGCCAAAGATACTTCAAAGAAAGTAAAAAGTGCCTTGAAAAGTAGAATGAAAGAGGGAACATATATTGGCTCAAAAGCCCCATTCGGCTTTAAGAAAGATCCTGATGACAAGCATAGGTTAATTATAGATGAAAGGGTAAAACCCATCATAGAGCTTGTCTATGAGCTTTGTTTAGAGGGGAAAGGTACACAACTAATAAGTCAGGAAATGATGAAAAGGAAAATACCAAGACCAAGCTCCTTTTTAGAAAATGCAGATAAGCTGTATGGACTGACAGAAGAAAATAAGTACAAATGGACACATAGAATGGTTCTTAGCATTTTAAGAGACCCTGTCTATTGTGGAAATATGGAAAGAAACAAAAGACCTACTCTTTCATTCAAGAATAGAAAAAGGCTATATGTCCCCAAAGAAGATAGAATTGTTGTAAAAGATACTCATGAGGGCATTGTAAGTGAGGAAGTATGGACACAAGTACAGAATATGCTTGATAAAAGAAAGAATACAAATAAAAGCAGTATAACCTATGATAATATCTTCAAAGGTTTAGTTAAATGCCCTGATTGTAATTATGCCTTGACGCCAAAGACAGATTATAGACTGAATAAAAAAGATACAATAGATTTTGTGCATTTCTCCTGTTCAGGCTATAAAAAGTATGGAGTAAAGGCTTGTACATCACACAGGATAAACGCAAGAGATTTATACAATGTTGTACTTGAAGATATACAGTATCATGGGCAAATGGCACTATCAAGCAGAGAAGATTTTGTTATGAAAATTGCTGAGAAGATAGACAAAGATAAGGTTGATGAAAGAAAGGACAAAACAGAAAAGTTAAGTCTTTATAAAAATAAGCTGAAAGATTTGGATAAAGCCTTTGAAAAACTCTATGAAGATAGGCTGAGTGAAAGCATATCAGAGCGTAACTTCAATCTTATGAATGAAAAACTATCAAAGCAGCAAGAAGAACTAATTGAAGAAATAGACTTGCTTGAAGAAGAAATAAAGGCAATAGCAGATACAGAGGAAAACTGTCAGCAGTTTGTAGAGAATATAAGCAAGTTTGCAAAGATAAAAGAGTTAAACCGTTATATTCTTAATCAAGTTATAGACAAGATATATGTGTATGACAAGGAAGAAGTTGATGGAGAAATAAAACAGAAAGTAGAAATACACTATAAATTTATAGGGAAATTAGATTGACCACTTAGGACAGTTCAACTGACCTAGAGCAAAGAAGTGGTAGAATTGTTCGTCAGGGCAATGAAAATGATAAGGTAAATATCTTTAGATATGTAACCGAGAATACATTTGACGCCTATTTATGGCAGACAATAGAGAATAAGCAGAAATTCATTTCTCAAATTATGACTTCAAAAACTCCAGTAAGAGTTGCAGAAGATGTTGATGAAGCAAGTCTATCTTATTCAGAAATTAAGGCTTTAGCTACTGGCAATCCTCTAATTAAAGAAAAAATGGATTTAGATAACGAAGTTACAAAACTAAAAATGCTGGAAGCAAACTATAAGTCTAATAAATACAAGCTTGAAGATAAGGTAAATAAAATTTATCCTCAAAGTATTTTAAAAACTGAAATGGAAATAAAAGCAGTTAAAGAAGATATTGCAAGTGTAGAGAAATTAGGAGAAGGAGATAACAAATTCACTTCAATTAGTCTTGGAGCAAATAAAATTTTAGATAAGAAAGAAGCAGGAGAGAAGCTACTAGAAGAAATAAAGAAGGTAAAGATAAATGATAGCAAAGTTATTGGTAAATATAGAAATTTAGACTTACAAGTTTCATATAACTTTATGACTAATACTCACACCTTTAAACTCCTAGGAAAAGCAGAATATTTTGGAGAGTTTTCAAACTCTACTGATGGCAATATAACAAGGCTTGATAATGCAATTGAAAAAATGCCTTCAAGACTTGAAAGGTTAAATCAAAACCTTGAAAACTATAAAGAATCTTTAGAAAATGCTAAAGTAGAATTAACTAAACCATTTGAAAAAGCAGATGAGTTAAGGGATAAGACGCTAAGACTAGCTGAAATTAATAAACTTTTAGATATGGGAGAAGTGGAAGAATTAGAAAACCAATCACCACTATTAGAAGATTTAAAGAGGGCGATAGTTGATTATTCTAACTACGAGTTTTCAGAATCCAATAGCTATGAAGATTTTGACAAACTATACCCCGATTTAAGCCATATAGGACTTGCCTATACAGAAACACCTGATGGTAAGCATTCGATTCAATATGAGGTAAATTTGGAAGAAAAAACATGGACTCAGTATGTAGATAATGTAGCTATTAGAACAGAATCTTTTGTAGAGGAAGATATATCTAACTCACAAGCTCTTAAAGATATGACCGAGGCTATAAAGATGTCTAGTTTTGATGATCTGGTATCAGTAGATGAAGAAGATTTAAAACAAGCTTTAGGCTTAGCAATAGATGATGATGGAAACTTCTATGATCCACTAGCAAAAGATCTTGATAATGACGGAATACCAGATAGGTATGACAATGATTTTAAAGATAGTGATTACTTTGAATCAACTTATGATGTAGAGGATAATCTTCATGCAAGGGAAGAGAAACCATCGATATTAGGACAAATATCAAAATTCAAATCAGAAGAAGAAAGAGATAAAAATCAAGAAAAAAGTGAAAAAGGACAAGAACGATAAAGGAGGGCGTAAGGCTCTCCTTATTTAGTACAAGGAGGAATTTATGGAATACAAAGATATTAGAGAAAATTTAGAAGAAATGATGAATGATAACTACAAGGATTTTATAAAAGCACTTGTGAGCATAGAAAAAGGTGTCAATGATGAAAAGGCACTTGAAGAAGTCTATGTTTTATATATGAACAATGACACAACAGGTCTACTAAGTGATGATTTTGATTATATGATTGATGATATGAAAGAACAAGGTAAGATTGTTGAAAATACCAATGAACTTGAAGAAAAAGACGACCTCATAAATCTCGTGGGTAATATATCTGGCAAAGTAGAAAACCTTGAAAGAGAAAATGCAAATGGAGAAAAGTTCAAAGTAAGTAACTTTTCTCTTGTTTCAAAAGATGACGATGGAAATAAGGTATATACAAATTGTTCAGCCTATGGAGATAAGACAAAAGATTTAAAGGACTTAAAACAAGGAGATTTTGTTAAAATCTTCGGACAAGTAAAAACCAGTATTGACAACAACGGAAAGGAACATAAAAATATTCGTATTTTGTCTTCTAAGCTATTAAAAGCAAAAGAACAAGTAAAGAGTCAAGACAAGGATAAAAAGTCCATAATAGGGCAAATAAAAAGCTTTAAGACAAACGATAAAACTAAATCTAATAAGAAAAATCATAGCAAAGGCACAGAAAGATAAATATCGGCAGTCTTCGGACTGCCTTTATTTTTTTGTTCAATTTAACGCAGTAAATCATATAATTGAAAGGAATCTGTGTTATATGCTATAATTAGGTAGTTAATCTATACCTTTAGAAAGGTAAAATATAGTATTGGAGAATGATATGGGATTTTCATATAACAAATTATGGAAGTTATTAATAGATAAAAATATGAAAAAAACAGACTTACAATGTGCAATAGCAACAACTCCCAAGACAATAGCCAAGATGGGAAGAGATGAAAATGTAAGTTTGGAAACATTAGGAAAGATTTGTGAGTATTTTCAATGTGATATTGGGGATATTATTGAATATAAAAAATAGAGTTGAGGCAAATAGTAAATAAGATTCTTACTTATATTTGTTATTTTCATCAACGGTATTTGGAAAATCTATTGATTTTAAAAAGCTGGAAGAAGAACAAACTAATTGTAAAATTTAAATAACTTTTTATCAAAAAAAGTTTGGAGGTTAAAAATATAATGTGGAAAGATAGTGAATCAAAAATTGACTATATAGATTTTGAATATATAGCAGATCTAGTAAATTATATAATTTTAGAAGATAGTTTACTACCAGCAAGTATTGGGGTGTATGGAGATTGGGGCAGTGGAAAATCAAGCATTATGTCAATAAGCCAAAAAAGGTTGCAAGATGAAGATGATAAGGCTTTGATTGTTAATTTCAACGCATGGTTGTTTGAGGGTTACGATGATATTAAAACAACAATTATTAACTATCTTTTAGACTCAATAGAAGAAAAGAAAAAGTTGGGAAATACAGCAAAAGAAATCTTGCAAGGATTGAGGAAAAGTTTGTTAAATATAAACTTAATACCAGTCATATCAAAAGGTTTTTTTGCTGCACTGTCTACATTTAGTACCAATCCCTCTGCAAGTAAATCAGAATTAATCCTTGGTCAGTCTGAGAATATAAAAGAGTTTATTAACACGGTTAAAGATAATTATATTGAAGCGACATCTGATGAGAAAATTAGAAATGAAATATCAATGTTCAGAGAAAAGTTTGGAGAGTTAATTGATACAACAGACATTACCCGTGTAGCAATTTATATAGATGAAATTGATAGATGTTCCACTGATACGATTTTAGAGCTTTTTGAGGCGATGAGACTATTTATGTTTTCTGGTAAAGTAGCTTTTATATATGGAGCAGATGAAAGGCAAATTGCTTATGCAATAAAGCAAAAATACTCGGAAGATATATCGGATAATGGTTCAAAAATAGATATTGGTAAAGAATATTTAGAAAAAATCATTCAATATCCTGTGCGTATTCCTAGAATGAATGTTGCTGAAACAGAGATTTATATAACATTATTATTAAGCGAGAATATAGTAGATGAAGATGAGTTTTCATCATTAAAAATGGATTTAATCAAACAATATAGAGAAAAATTATCAAGGGTATCTTTACCAGAAGAAAGCAAAGACAATGAACTTATAGTTAAAAATTTTACATTAGCAAAAAGGATAGCAGAACTTTTAAATTCGGGATTAAATGGTAATCCTAGACAGTTTAAAAGATTTTTAAATGAATTTGAATTAAGAAAAAGAACTGCTGAATTAAAAAACATTGAGATTGATGATCAAGTTTTAGTTAAGGTAATGGTCCTTCAATATGTAAAACCATCGATATTTACAGATTTTATTCAGCTACAACAAGAGAACAAATTAGATGAGATTTTGAGCTATTACCAAGAGATTGAGAATGAAAAAGAATCTGATGAAGATCAAAATATTAAATCTAAAGCAAACAATCTAAAAAAAGAGAAAAAGATAGATAAAAAATGGAAAGATGAATGGTTTGAGCAATGGGTTAGAATAGAGCCCAATCTTATAGATCATGATCTCAAACCTTATTTCTACTTATCACGTAATAAAGGGTTAGACTCAATTACATTCGGAAAAGCATTATCTAACGATGCTATTCAAGTTATTAGAGCTTATTTATCAGGGAATGACATTGCTAAATTAAACGCTGAGGAAAATATTAATAATCTTTCTTCTGTCGAACTTAACTTAATAGTTGAGCAACTTTCTGAAGAGTTTATTAAACAGCCTGAAGATAAGAGGTTAGGCGTATTTAAAGGTTTAATCGATTTAAGCACTAAAAGAAATGAGTGTGCAGATTTTGTAGTAAGAAAAATATCTGAGTTGCCTATAAATTATATGACTAAACCAATGAAGATGTACGCTAATAATCTAATAGATTTAGAAATACCAGCAAGTAGCGAAATGAGCAAAGTTGTTAATAGTTGGAATGATAAATAA